TGATAGAACTTTGTTTGTATTCTTTTTTGAATGAGCGAACCATTTCATTCAGTTTTATTATCGGAACACCTTGAAGGATATCGTTAATTATTCGTTTCATTTCCTGCCTAAACATCTTTGGAAATGAACTCCGAACGATATCCAGACCCTTAACTTCAACTTTATCTACTGAAACCCCCTTATTATTGATAATCCATAACGCATATCGTTTTTTTGCACTTAAAAAGAAACAACGAATTGCAATCATTTCTTGTTTAATATTCAAATAATGCGTTTCAACATTGTGAAGTTTCGAAGCATATACATCATAACTTTTATTGATAAAATTTTGAACTTCTTTTGCAAAGTCCAATGTTCGTCTAACTAATTCATCTTTATCCAAATTTTCATTATTTGGATTGATAATAGGATAAACAGTCAAAAACATCGAATCTGTGTCACCTGCTGCTACATAATCAACATCTTTGGTATTTAATTTGACATTACAAAAATGATTTGCAACTTTCATTGAAAACGAAATAACATTTTGACCCGTAATCGTGATGGCTTCTCCCGCATTTTTATTGTAAAACCTAAATGAAGGTAGCAACAAAACGCCATAAAATGAATTTAACAAGATTTTTTGAATTAATTGACGTTGATCGTAAAATTTGTAATTAACTTCATCTCCTTTATTACCATACTCTTCGGCCAACTTACTTAAACGTTTTCTTTCATTGAACCATTGCGTCAAAATCGCGGGAATCAATCCTTCCTTTTCTTTTTTGAATAACACTCCGTTGGAAGCAATTGAAAGGTTATTTTCTTGTAAAAACGTCCAAAGTTCATCTTTTGACATTTCAGTACGTTTATCATCTCCACCCATCAATTTTTCTTGCAACGTTGTAAATTCATCTACTACATAAATCTTTTCTAAATTTGTATTAAATTCCGTTTCTATCCAGTTTTGAACCTTCCCGAAAATTGTCTCAGGGCTAATATTCAACGTTCGAATCAGTGAAGGATATAATGATGTTAAATCCAAATCAATTACATATTCATAAATTCCCGGCTTCGGCGGTTTAACCAAAGCCCCTTCTGCCTGACCTTGATCACTTTCACCAATTGTACTTCTAATAGCGACTAAATTATTTCGCTTGCAATAAACCAAACTTGCACCTTCCAAATAACGACTTGACATTTCATAATCTTCATATGGAACGTGACCTGCGTGACAAATACCTCTTGCAATCTCAATCAAGTCCATCTTTTTGTCCAACGCAACCAAAAGTTCTACGTCATTGACGTTGTACTCAATAAACCCGTCAATATTATCCCTGAACAAATCATCTAAGGTTCCGTCATATTTGAATTTACCTCGTTTAAGTTCCTTTTGAGAAATTGATTCCAATGAATAGGAACTTTCTTCATTATAGGTAAATTTTTTATATAATTGCATATAGTCCATTTGAGCAACGCCTGCAATCTTAATACAAATATCCCTCTTATTCATCGGACGTTCATATACAACTTTGATTGGACTTAATTTTTGTGCCTGTGGCCGTCCTAAAACGTTGCACATTCGATTATAAAGATACGGACAATCAAATACATTACAGTTATGAACATTTACTGAGTCGGCAATAAAGTAACCAGTATTGGTGTTAATATCATACATTTGAACTTGTTTACCAGTTCTAACTATATCTTTAACCTTTACTAAAAAATCAGTATCTGTTTCGATCCATGAAATTGATTTTGTTTTACTATTTAATTTCTTTGAAAAATTAATATTATACCATTTTTCTCTTCGCTTACTATGAGTAATATTAAGACTTTTAATAAAAATTTCATTATTTTTACCATTAGCAGGAATTCTAATGCTGTTTTTCTCTACTTTTGACAATATTCCGTTTCTAAAAAATAATCTCTGAAAACTCTGAACATTTATTTCATGTGTTTTTTCATAATTACAAATTTCGATTGCGTTTTCTTTTACCGAACCGTCGCCGTCTACAGCGCCAGATATAAATGCACAAAATTGTTCATATGACAATAATGATAAAAATTCTACATTAAGATTCTTTTTAAAATCATTTTCATATATAAATGAAAATAGCAAACCTAAATAATTTTGTGAACTAATATCCACATAAAAACAACCATCTCGTTTTGCCCGTTTTGGTATAAATGAATTACGTTTAAAATTATGAGTTTTAATAAGTTGGGTGTAATGATCAATACAATCTTCATCTTTGTTACAAAAATGATATGTTTTATTTCGTTTTGAATAAAACCCATCAGTATAAATAAACCCTAACAACTGACATATATCGTTATCAATTTCACACTCAATGTTTAAAGTGACGCGTTCAACTGAACCAAATGCAAAATCGATGGTTTCTGATTCTTTAATAAAATCATATATCATATCCATCGGAATATATAATAACGACTTCAGTCTCCATTTATTTCCAGCATAAATTCCCCATCTATCACGTTCAGTTATTTGAGGGAACAACGCTTGATTGGTTTTAACAAATTCAACAATTTTAGGAGATTTTATATACAAATCGAAATTTTCGTAAGATAATAATTTATCTAAGTTATCGAGTAAAAATTGTTTATATGTTAAATTCTTATTATCATTTGTTATTTTTGGAATTGAAAGTAAAATGCCGTTTTCTTTACTCAATTCAATTATTGTTTTTACATCAGTTTCAATTTTATATTTATCAACTGATTTATCGTGTGTATAACGACCAAAAGGAACCGAATATGCTGGAATGATATGGTTCTCGGAACATTTCAAAATACTACCAACTTTCGTAATAATATTGATTTCTTCTTTAAAACCACTGTCCATGAGAACGTTTATTAAATTTCCATCTGGAAGTGGATCTCCATGCGCGGTTTTTTCAATTTTTTTAAGCCTATCGTTCAGCATAACATACGTCCCTTCGGAAACGCAGTTCCAACCTGAAACGATTGTGGGCGAAATTTTAACCCATTTAACCAAGAAATTCATCAGTAGTTCACGTTCGGTTTTAAAAACCAAAACATCTGTTTGAAGGTTCTGCCCATTAATAACAATCTCTTTGGTACAATTCTTCAAAGTTCCAGTTTCATCCCATAACAAACAAACGTATTTACCATCATAATAGTAAGCAATGGAAGTAATTTCGTTTAATGCTTCCTTGGGAGTTGAATATCTTAATCCTTTTTTAACCTCAATGTCAAAAAATAAAATACGATGTCCTTTCGAAGGTTCATCACTTTCAAAATATCTATCAATCAAAACCCTTGTTGCAATTGGAACGTCATGTTCAAAGATCATTCCCTGTTTTTCTGCTTCCTTACTCCAATTCTTTACTTTTTTAACCTTTAAACCTGTTAAAGTTGTATATTCACCTTTTGGGTCTACTTGGTAAGCGTATTGTTCAAATGGAAATACTTGATATTCCTTTCCTTCCTCATCAGTCCATAAATGACATAATCCGGAATGTCGGTCAAAATAAAAATTTTTATACATCAAAAAAAGTTATTATCTGTGTTAACTTGATACTTAAAATATTCTTTGAATCGTTTTTCACTTGCCTCAAAATAATCTTTATCTATTTCACAACCCCAAAAGTCGAAACCATTTTTATAGGCAGATATTCTGGATGAACCTGAACCTAAGTGGGTATCTAAAATTTTATCACCGGGTTTGGCGAAAGTTTTTAATAACCAATCATAAAGTTCAGTTGGTTTTTGTGTCGGATGAATTCTTGGAGACTTCAATAAAAATCCACCATTGTTACAAAAAGAAAATAATCTGGCCCGGCCAGTAAATGAAGTCCATGCGTATTCCCATTCACTTACATTTTTTTGATTTGGTCGCACCTTATCCCAACAAATTGGTTGATAACTTGGAGGCAAACCAAAAAAGTTTCCGCCCCAAATGATTTGATTTTTACTAACCCGAAACAATTGATCAAAGTAATCAGAATTCGGCGCAATATCCCACGCATCTGCGTTTGATTTTACCATGTTTGCCCAACCCGATAATGAGGTGCCCCCGCCGGACGTTAAACGTTTACCAATACCATACGGAGGATCAACGATTGCCAAATCGAAAAATTTATCAGGATAACGCGACATCATAATCATGTTATCTTCATTTGTTACTTCACTTATCATATTATTCCTCACTAACTTTTCCGTCATCCTCAACCCTCAAAGTTTTGAAAGTATAACGTTCGTTTTCAATTATTTCTCGGATTGAATCTTGAACTTGACCTTTGTTTCGTTTATTATCCAAGAAAACCAAGTTCTTGACATTACCGGAGTGCATACCGTTAAATACGATAAAATCAACTGGTGAACATATATTTTTACAATCATTCGGATTTAAACCCAAAGGTTTGAAAACTTTATCAAATTGTTCAACGTGAATATCTGCTTCTTGCCTTCCTCGAACCTTTGCTTCGTTTTTAAGTTTTTCAATTTTGGTTTTCAAAAGTTGTTCTTGTTTATCTAACTTTTGAATATCTTCATTCAACTTTTGCTTCCAATCCTTATTTGGAAGTTTGTCTTTGAAAATATGACTGTCAGTTGAACGGTAAACCTTATTACAACACGAACAATGGATGAAGGTTTTTCTAAGGTTTTGATAAAATTCTATTTGACTATTCATACGTTCTAAATTTAACATTCTTATTCAGAATGGTTTGTTTAATTTGTTTTTGTCCGTCCGTTAGTTTGGCATTACCAGTTTTGACATCGACAAAGGTAATATTTTCAACAGTTCCTTTTTCTGCTAAACCTTCAAATATGATATAATCCAAAGGATCAAACATTGGCCTACAATCGTTATGGTTGTAATTAAAGGAATGCAGCGATAGAATCAATCTTTCTAAAATGAATCCGACATTGATAGACTTTGTATTTCTCGCTAACCAGTCAAAATTACCATTAGTCATTCCTTCTAAACGTTCCTTTTGTTTCTGAACCTTTTTAAGTTCATTTTCATAAAATTCAAGTGAGCGTTCACCAAAGTTTTTATCATCAAACATTTCAACTTCTGAAAGGTTCAATTTTGTTTCACAAAAAGGACATTGAGATTGAAATCCTTCTTGTTTTAAATTTTCAATTATTTGTTTTGGTTTCAACTTTTTGAATATGTTTAGTTATATAATTGTAATTTAACCATCGTCCATCTTTATCGTAACACCGCCAATCATCTTTGATTAAAATCGTTCCTACTGGCCATATTATTTCATTTAACCAAATAGTTGAAATAACTTCATATTTATCACCGTTCATTTAAAGAAGATAAAAAAATTAACAGATAACCAATAATAGACAAACCAAATGCCCATTTTTGGTATTTTAAATATTCTTTTATGGTTAAACCGAGAAAGTTTTTCTCAATATGATTTGGGAAAAATGACCACATCGTAAATCCAGTTAAGATTCCGGTTATGATACAAAGGAAAGTAATCATTTTTACTTGAATTTTTTCAAATCTTCAGGTTTGTTTTCTTCCCAAACCAATTCAGATTCAGAGTAATGAAATTTGCGACCATCTTCATCTTCAAGATAGTCAATTCCGTTTTCGATTAAGAAATTCAAAAGTTCATCTGAACTATGAAAGTCTTGAAATTTAATGGTTTTTAGTTTTTTAGTCAAACGTAAAATAATTTTGATTGTTTTAAATTGGAGCAGAATTGTTCCATATCTTCGATTGGTTTACCGTAATATCTATGAAATCCAACCTTTGCCTTCAAAGGCGAAGTTAGACGTTCGATAATTCGAGAACGGACAATGCATGAATCTTTGAAATTCGGTTTCCAGTTATTTTTAAACTGGTTAAATTCGGTAACATCAATTTTGGTGTTCGGGTTAAACCCCCGACGTTTCATTTCTTCATTAACTTCTTCCAACCTATCCTTTAAATACAGAACCTTTGGCTTGAAGAAATTAATATGTCCTTTACCCAAAGTAAATTCATTTGGAACTGAACCTTTGATTCGATAACCATCTTTACGCAATGCGCCAGTTATCATGGTAATTTCCACTGATTCGGCAATTAGGTGCTGGTCTGAAAGATAGACGGGTGAAATTCCGCAGTTAATTCTTGCCAAAATAAATAAATTAAAGTTAAATGAAACAGAAATAGAACCGCAGTAACGATTTGTTGTTTGGTTTTATTTTTCATAAATTTCAAATTCGTCCGTCAAATCATCAATTCCCGATTCGTTGAAATGTAGAATTTTATGATCAAAGGTAACTACCAAATAACCATATACACTGTAAAATTTACAGTAATGCGGGAAATCAGTTATTTCATCGCGGCTGATTTTATGTATAATTTTCATGCCACAAAGATAAGGTAAAATTTTGGAATTATCCAAATGGTTTAACAAGTCATTAACGACCTGTTGAACCAAAGCCTCCGGAACCGCGAGTGGTTTCAGAAAGTTCATCAACTTCTTCAAATTCGATAAATAGTTGCTGCTTCATTATTATTTGAGCAATTCGATCGCCTTTGGTTGGTAAAATATAATTTGAATTTATTTTGTAAAAATTTAACACTATTTCACCCGTGTAATTTTTATCAATTATAGCAACATTATTACATAATGCTAAATTCAATTTATATATTGATGATCTTGGATAAATAGTAGTAAAATAGTTTCCGTAGGGCTGTAAACCTATTCCGGTATATATTCTAACAATATCAGAATCCTCTTCTATTCTACTCACATACAAATCATAACCAGCATCATCTTCTTGCTTTTTAAAAGGTAATGGAATATTTGGATCAAATCTTTTAATTTTTAAAGGTACTGTTATCTTTTCGTTTAATGCAATTTGTGTAAAAACTGTTTTTACATCTGATAATTCAAAATTAGATTTAAAATAATTTATACTCAATAAACATAATACAATATTATCTCTAATATATCCTTTTTTACTATCAATTCTATCAAAGGATAATGTATCAAAAGTCTTTTTTCCACCTATTTTCATATCCATATTCGTATAATAACATTTTCCCCCTTGTTGATTATACAAATTTAATAAATACAAATAATCCACATTACAATCTATATCCTCTCTGGTGCTTTTACTTTGCATATCTTTTGCTTTATCCCAAAAAAATCTTTCAACAGTTGACAATTTCAAGCTACGAGGATTTCCTGAACCCGAATATTTTATTGAATTTAATTTAGCAGAACACGGTCGAGAACAACAATGTTTATCATGCGCTTTAAAATGACTGGGTTTCAAATATATCAAGGCATCACATATAACACATTTTGTTTCAATTTTATTTGAAAATTTTAACGAGGCTATTTTTCCCGCACATTCACGAGAGCAAGTATGCGTAGTATTCTTTTTCAATCTGCGAGGAGTAATTTCAAATAATTTTCCACAATTATCACAATTATATTTCATATCTTACAAATATACAAGTAATTTTTAAATTTTCAAAATTGTTAACAGTAGATTAACTTTTAAAATTGATATTGATATCCAAAGAAACATTGTTCAAATCCATCCGAAAGTTCAGTGTCAACGAACCAACCTTTATATCCAACTCCAAATTTGAAGTTACCTCTGGTTGAAATTGCGCCTGAAACAAGCCATTTTGATGGTTTAGTTTTAAAAACAGTTTCAGTTCTATTATAGGTGGTAATTTGAGGTTTGAAACTTAAAAGTTCCCCCAAAGTTTCAATCTCGTAATTCAACTTGTAATCCTTACCTTGAATTGAATCTTTGTAAACGTTCGCATAAATAAAATTATCGTTAAGAGTATCAACTCTGTAAATTTCAACCAAACGTTCATCAATGATGGTTTTAACCAAAGTATCAGTTCTGTATTTAATTATTATTTTTGGGTCAGGAACCTTGACAAATATATCGTTCACAACGGTATCAGTCTTTACGACAATACGTTCTACGGGCTTTTCTACCGGGTTATATATACAATTACCAATCCAACCGATAAAAATGCCCAGAATCAAAAATAAGACGTTCTTTACCATAAATCTTCAAACTCCTTTTCCATTGTAAACCGACGATTGCGAGAACGCCAAGTTGAAGGTCTAAGTTTTCTACCTTCCATTCCCCACAAACCTATCATTTTGCCCTTAGCAAATTCATGAAGCGATTTCAGTTCTGTTTTAACTTCAATTGACATTTTTGGTTCTTCTAACCACCAAGCCAAACCTTCTGAAATTAAAAGTTTAGTCAAATCAATTTTTTGGTCTTCCTTTAAAAGGTTGACTTTACAAATCATTCTACCATACTGGTCACGAAATAATGTTTCTACTTCAACGGGTTGACCTTTAATTAATTTTCTAAGTTCATTTCCACTTTCACGACCATGAGGTTGATCCTTGGTTACATGATTGGAAATGACTTCGGGAGCATCACAACCATAAAGTCTAATCCAACTTACTTCACCATCTTCAAATTGAACTTTGATCGAATCACCATCATGTACCGCTTTGACAACGGCAGTTTTGGTTTGATTCGGAATGATTGAGTAACGCATTTATATTTCTCTCTTTATTTTAATTGTTTTAATGTTGTTATAATATCATTTAAATGCTCATATTCAAACTTAGCAATTACTTTATCATTTATAGATAATTTAATTGTATGTTCATCTGAAAATATAGCAGATACGTTGCCGGATTTCGCGTAATTTCCTTCGGAAAGTTGTTGTTTTATCATTTTTATTATTTTATCTCGGTTCATATTCAATCCTCAAATTGTAAATTTAGAAATATAGGCAGTGTTGTTTTCAGCATATACATAAAAATAAGTTCCGGATAATAGCGCATTTTTTTCAATAGGATGTGAGTTTCCGTTTAAATGAACTATATAACCTATTTTATGTTTTTGGGACATTTTAACAGCAGAAAATATGCGTTTAGTCATTTGACTTTCGTCTGATTTTAAATCGCCAAAACTAAATGTTTTTTGCCACTGAACGTTTGGTTTATATTTAGGTGCTTTCCAAGTAGTATTTATTAAATCCGGAACTTTCCTGTCGTTTTCAAACATTAACTTTTTTACAATTTCAAGTAATTTATTTCTGTTCACATTTCTCCCTCCAAGAATTGTTTATATTCATAAATATCTCTAAATAACCGTTCATTTGTAAACTTAGTTTTAATCAAACCTTCAAATTCACTTTCGCATATCAAATCATTGTTTATATCAATCAATGTTATACCAAGACCAAAAGGTTTATGTTGGTGTTGAGTGTCAAACATTAATTTAATATATTTTGACATATCCTTATGATCGATTATTTCTATTTTTTTCACATTTCCGTATTTATCATAATACGGAGTTTCTTTCCTAAATACAATGATATGGGCATACGGAATATTGTTAGTCTGAATATTTGCGGTTTCGCCTAACATTGATTCAAAATAATTATTTGCATTTTGTTTGAAGTTTGAAGTTATAAACTTTACACCCAAACAAAAAACCGGATTGTTATCCTTTACAACGGTTATATCAATATTTTTGTTGTAATATTTTCCAGTTGCCTTAAATTCTTTATTTCTGTCGCTGCAATAAACTTCATATTCAGAACCATATATCGAACTCAACACATCTGCAAGATAATTATGAATTGGAGAAACTTTTTTGGAAGAACGCTTACCAAATTGATTATAGTTTTCAAATGATTTTCTGACGGACTCAATAAAGTCCAAATGGTTATAATACATTTAAAAAAAGTCGTTATCGTTTACAGTTGGTTTTTTATTCTTAGGTTCGTGTTTAGTATCGAAAGTTCGATTCAATTTGAATTTATTATCAATTACATACTGAATCCTTAACTTCGCAATTTCAAAATATTCAGGGTCAAGTTCACAACCAATAAACTCATAGCCCAATAATTTTGCTGCCATTCCTATTGAACCAGAACCTAAGAACGGGTCAAAAACAACTTGTGGATTTGGTGTTTTAAATAACTTCAAAAGGTTCAGACACAATTGAATTGGTTTTAATGTAGGATGATTGTTTGACGCAATCGACCGATTTCTCTGATAACCTGGTTCATTTTCAGTTTCTCGACCATCGTGTGAATATTGCTTTTGTGGTAAATTTTCTACGCCTAAATTCCTTTCACTCTTAGAAACCTTCGCACAATAATGATAAAGTTGAACATCCTGTTCATCGTAATCACATCTTTGCAAAATTTTAGAACAACCCCCAACACTTGCTTCAACTTCTTTACCAAACGGCTGCGCCTTGTATTTACCATAAATTCCATGATGTGGCATAAAGCCATCTTTTCCAGTTTTGCCTACATTATGACTTGATTTCATTGCACCTGATTTACGTTCTCCACTTTGTTCGTCCAAATTATCAGCCATTTCAGAATCTATGAAGGTCTGGGATGGAAATCTTTCATCTGCACCTTCATAAGTAAATCCTTCACCAAAACCGTATGACGTTTTTCCAGATCTGTCACCTACTTTATTACCATTCGTGTGAGTAGTTCTTGGTTTACCTTTTATGCGATTCCCATCAATATCCAATGCGCCACATAAACATTCTTCATCGCCATTTTCATAGGCCAAAGTATCATGCAATGCAGATTTCGTCTTATAAGGCTTTTGAAAAACCATGATGGTTTCATTTGTTTGTTTCAACGGCGAAATAGAATACTTGAATCCGTCGTATTTTTTGGCGAGATCGGATGTGGGAGATGTAACCGGAATTTCCCCATTTGTCATTTCTATTTTTGCATATGTGCCATAATCTTCCCCGGTTGCACTTGTATATGTTGATCGTTTACCTCCATCCAAAAAAGGATTTCTATAATGACTTATCTCCCGGTCTTCACCAAAATGCTTATCCAACATTTTACTCAAATCAGCCGCTTTCGGGAAGGAAGAAGCGAAGTACCAATATAAACTTTGTTGTTCTTGAAAACCTGCAAAACAAGCATAATACTTGTTTAACATCACTTGTCTATCCATTCCGAACATAACAACCCTTCCGCCATGTTTCAAGATACGAAACGCTTCTTTAAACCATTCTTCCCAAAATTTACCATCAGGTTGATTCCACTTATTCATGAAATCAACGGCCTTTTTATAATCAGGTTTACCATCTTCTCTGATTATAACTTCACTTCCAAGTGCGTATGGAGGGTCAGTGAATATCAAATCCACTGAATAATCCCCCATACTTTTCATTTTTTCTAAGCAATCAATATTGAATAAATTCATCAAAACAAATCTTTACTTTTAAAAAAATACGGTTTTATTCTATTTTCGGCAAATTCTTTATATTCAGGATTCAATTCGATACCTAATAAATCTCTATCTTCTTTTAAGGCAACTACTGCTGTTGTACCAGAACCCATAAATGGGTCTAAAATTAAAGATGGTGAAATTTCATCCGATTCACAATTACAAGTTTTTTTCCAACCTGAATGAACATAATTAACAGATTCATCTGTCAAAAACGCACTCGTGCTTCCATGCCGACCTTTCGACTTTTCAAGTTTATGATAATCTCTTGTTCCGGGTGCCCATGAATGGTTTATTTTTCCCAATTTTTCTAAAATTCGTTCATATGGCTTTCCACAATCTTTACAACAACCTTTTTCTGAACTTCCTGCTTTAATACAATAATATGGGATTTTTTCAGGATAACCTGCAATATGCTGACCAGATGAACCTTGTTGAAGATTAATACGCCAAACGGAGCGCATATTGGCCATTCCAGTTGATTCTTTATTTGTACTCGAACTTAAAGGTTCCTTAATCGCATAAGAATCAAAATAATACTTATCCTTTTTGGTCAAAAGAAAAATATATTCAAAACTTTGATTCAATCGATCATTTACTGATTCTGGCATACATGTTCCTTCTCTAATTTCACCACTTGTCGCCTTTGCCCAAATTATAGTTTGACGATGATACCAACCAGCATCTGAAAGGGCGAAAACTAATCTATGCGGAACGTTCATCAGTTCTTTTCTTTTGATACCTTCCGGCTTTATTCCAGACTTAATATTTCCCCATACAGATTTATTTGTTTTTTGCTTTCCAAAAAAAGAACTTTTGTGTGTACTTCCACATGGATTCCTGCCCTTTCCAGAACCAGAATATGAATCGCCAATGTTTATCCAACAAGTTCCGGTGGGTTTCAACACTCGATAAACCTCTCCAAAAATTTCGACCATTTTATCGATATATTCCCATAATCTTTCTTCTTTTCCGACTTCTCTTGGTTCGTTTTCCATATAACTTCTAAGGGCATAATAAGGCGGAGAAGTTACACAACAATCGATCGAATTATCGGGCAATTTTTTAAGTTCTTCCAGACAATCTCCTAATATTATTTTATTTCTCATCTACCAACGTAATCTTTTAAACTTTTATAAAAATACATTCCCATTCCCAACAATACGAAAAGGGAAAATGATTGCCAATATGTTATTTCATTCCATTGAAAATATGTTAACCACTGATTTATGCATATCTGAAAAATATAGGCACTGATACTGAATACTGAAATAATAATTAAAATAGAAGTTAGTATTTTATTCATACCTGAACGTTTTAATGTTATTTTGGGAAACGGAATTTAAAATGAAATAAATGGTTTTACAGATGTAATCGATATCAGTATTTTGAACTGTAAATATTTCTGGAAAGAACCTTTGTAAAGGTTCAACTGTTTCAGGAATGTTATTAGTTGAAGAAATAACTAATTTATTTTCCAACATCTTTTTAAACCATTCTTGAATTGTTATTCCTTTTACATCATCCTTTAACATTTCAACCTCAAAATGAAGTTTGACTGGTTTAATAACATCGTAAAGGACGTTGAAAATTACGTCAACTTTTACGGTTTCGGTAAGTTCGGTATTTGTTAGTTTTTTCATTTAATTTCACATTGTCCACCGACGCAAGCAAGTTCACCTGCAAGATCAGTGTTATCGTTTAATTCAATAACTTTGGTTAAATCGATTTCAGTTAGAGTTTCAATCATTTCTTCATACTTTTCTTTTGTAATATCTTCAAAAGGAGCTTGGGTATAAGAGCCATTATCGTAAGGTAAAACTGATAAACCATTATAAAATTCTCTGTTATCCCACATCCATTCACCTACTACATCCCATTCATTGAAGATGCGAGTATTTATCCGGTTGTATTGCTCAATTTCACCAGCAACCTCAATTAACAAGTCATCTGGGTCTGCTCCAATAAAATTGGAACCTTCCAATTTATATAACTTTTCTTTATTAATTGAAACAGTAGCCGAAACATTGTGGGTGTTTTGACCATTTCTATGGCCGGACTTAATCCATGTAGATGAAACTTTTTTCACTCTTTCCAATAAATCAAGCGCAGGTTCGGTTCTTAAAATTGCGTTTTCTGGAGCTTTTTGTGGAATTGAAATTACGGCAGTATCGTGTGGTCTGAAAAATTCATCTTCAATCAATTCAGGATGATAAATTTGTAAATAACTATACATTGATTCGTTTTTACCTACGCGGATTCTACGGATATAATAATCATTATGCCAAGCATGAATTCCACTTGAAGTGCCCAAAGTCAAAGATGTAGTTCCGGCTGGTTTAATACAAGTCGTTCTTGCTGCTTTATTAATTCCAATTAAATTGGCTACTCGTTCATTTTCTTGTAAAACAATCTGAGCCGACAATGTCATATTCATATTTAAAACCTTATCAGAAGCAATACCAGTCATTGAAATTCCAATCAATGCATCCTTTTCAGTAGTTCGCTGCCAAATAGGTCTCAAATAATGGAAATCTGTATAACTTGCTTGTAAAGTTCCGATAAATGTCGCGGCTTTAACTCGCGTATTCAAATCTTCTTGTGATTCAATATCAGAAACATTAACTTCACAAAGGTTGCAAAATTGAAATGGTCTTAACGCAATTTCGCAGCATGGATTCGTTCCCCAATCTTTATCGTTTGATAAATAAATGCCCGGTTCTCCTGCGTTAGATAATTCAATTCGTTTCCACAAATCCAAGAAATATTGTTTTGTAATTTTATGTCGCAATAAAACTGCGCTGTTATTTGCACGACCACGCTGTGGATTCAATTCCCACCAATTACCACTTTTACATGAAATCATTTCATTGTCGTCTGCGCTGAATAATGAAATTAAGGCTGCGCGTCTAATTCCACCTGCTAAAACAGCATCCGCCAAATGACAAATAATATCGTGACATTCAAGGGGAGTTAATTTATCACCATCATTCTTTGTTTCCAACACGCCTTCAATCTTAATCAAACATTCTTTCAAAGGTTGTGGTCCGGGAGCCTTTCCACCGGATGTAACTAATCTTGCACCTTTGGGCCTGATATCTGAAAAATCAAATTGAATTTTTGAACCACCTTCAAAATAACTTCGCATCAAAATTTTAACTGCATCTGCCCAACCTTCAATATTATCACTTACCAAAAATCTACGATGTCTATCCTTTCTTGGTTTTTTAATATCAGGAAGTTTTTCAACGTGATGTTTTTGAACTGAAAATCCAACTCCTGTACCCCCCAAAAGTAAGAAAATAGTTTCTGAAAATGATCTCCAATCGTCGACTGGTAAATAACAGCAATTGTAAATCCGTGACGGATTTATTTCAATAGGTTTTCCAGCAAATTGCAAACTACGCATTGACGGAAGAACTTTTTTATCATAAACAAACCTATATGCAGTTTCAATTTCTTGATTTAATTGGGGAAACTTTTTTAGATGCATTTCCTTGTTTCTATCAATTAATTCTGACCAAGTTTCTCTTCTTCGTTGTTCAGGAAGATATTTTGCATATTTCATAAACACCGTTAAATCACTCAAAATTCTTTGACTTATATTCATCTTTCTCCTTGTTTCTAAAATGTTTATCGTAATATTTTTCTAATCTTGTAAATTCTTTTTTATCTTTTTCCCATTCACCTGATAACTGCGGGTAAAATTCCCAAAACATTCCAGATTTGAGTAATTTTTGATGTCTTTCAATCATTTTCATTTAAAACAATTGTTTTTTTCGATTTTGTTGTCTTTGATATTCTTCTGCCGCAACTTTTTGCTGATATTCTGAATCACTCATGGTTTCATTTTTAGTTTTTTGTCCCTGTTCTGACTCAGGATGATAAAACTCAATTATGGGCGAATAAGTATCAAACTTTCCCGGAAATGTTAATCCGTCTGGGCCTAACCTTGACTTTGATAAATATAACCTTGCTGTTTTATTCACCTTATCTTTTCTGCGCCTTGAAAGTGACATTACAACATCAGCAGCAAATATTTTTGCAAACGAATTTGAAATACCCGAATTTTCGATAATATCAACATCGCTATTTTGCCTATTTGTTTGGTCAACAACCCAGCAAGCAACACCAAACCTTCCGGCCAAACCTCGAATATCAGTGTAAAGTTGACCTAAAACTTTATCATCACGTTCTCCCGTAAAATCAATCTTTAAAAGTTCTGGATAGTCAATTATCAATAAATCTGGCTTATGTCCTGCTAAAACAAATTTTTCCAAATGTGCTTCCAAGCCAGTTAAACTCAAAGTCGATGGCGGAAACTCTTTAATGAAAAGTTTACCTTTTAACTTTGAAACTGTATTTTTAACTTGATCCTGATGATATTTTAAATCGTCAAAAGGGATATTATTCAGAAGGGAATCGTATCGTTTAGCAGTATAAATATCCGCCAATTCCAAAGTATAATGTAAGACGGTTTTTCCTGCTTTTAATGCGTTTGCGCCAAGTTTAGTCAAAAACCATGATTTTCCTAATCCACTTGGTGCGATGATGATTCCCAAACAACCTTTCGGTAAACCACCATTAGTTACTTCATCCAATACTTCAAAACCAGTTTTTACTCGTTCTGGTTCTGCTTCTTCTGTATAACGATATTCAACATCATCAATAAAATTGTGACCAAAGTTTTGATTTACAATTCCTTTTTGAATAGCAACTTTGAACCTTGATAAAATTGAATCGTAATTGCCTTGTTGAAAATCATTTATCGAACTTTCAAACGCCTGTTTAATTGCTTGATTTTGACCAAATTGAATAGCTGTTTCTTTGATAATTTTCAAGTCCGTACTTTCAACTTCCCTAAATGCCTCTTTGAGTGAATTTACAACTTCCTCTCTTAATGTTTGAGTTTGAGGAATATTTGAAATTTGAATTTTGAATACATCAATAGTTGGAAGTAACTTGAAAACTTTGAAATAATCGTAAGTTTTTTCAACTAACCATTTCAATGCAGGACTTTCAAAATAATCAGGTTGGATTAAATCTAAACTTTGAGTTAAAAAATCTCTATCCGTTATCAACGCAGTCAGAACCTTGACTTGAAATTTGTACCCATACTGATTTAAGTTGTCCATACGTTTAAACCTGAAAATGTCATTAACAGCCACTCATCAACATTTTTGAAAACGGTAGCCAACCCATCTTCTAACATCAACTTTCGTATTTGATAGTTGTTGGTTTTACTTATTTTTGGATTTTCCAACCTTTCAAACAAATTTATTTTGGTTGCACCGGAAATATCAGTTTCCTGTAATTGCATCAAATAATAATTTCGTTCAAGTAATTGTTCGTTTTCAACTATGTTTTTGAATATTTGTTTTGGTTTCTTTTCTTCTTGAATTTTTTGTTTACTTTCTTCAATTAACCTTTGAATAGAAGTTGGTTGTGGAAACGATTTAAGTAACGTTTTTAATCCAATTCCCGGAACTCCATCAATGTTATCACTTACGTCACCAGTAACCACTCTAAACGTTAAATATTCTTCTGGGGTAAGGTTCAACTCCTGATAGAAATTTTCATCTGTATAAAGTTTCTTTTTAACAGGCGAATAAACTTCAACGTTCGGACTGACTAACTGTAAAAAATCTCTATCCGTACTCACAATCCGAACCTTTGAATTTAATGGATTGAAATATTGCATAGTCATATACGCAATTACATCATCTGCTTCAACGTTCGGAACACAATAAACTTCAACAGGCAAATTTTCAAAATACTTGAATATTTGAGCCATTTGCGTTCTCATTACCTGTTTTTCTTCCTCTACACTTGAAAATAAATCCTTCCTCAAACCACTTGAACCATTACGGTTGGCCTTGTATTCAGGAAACACTTTTTTACGTCGTTGTGAACCTCCAATTCCATCCCAAACTAAGATACATCTCGTTGGTTTGAAATCTCGAATGTTACTTCCAATTGAGCGTAAAAATCCAAGTATTCCGCCAATATAATCGCCTCTTTCTGAAATATCAGCCATTGAGGAAAATATACGCATATATGAATTCAATGAGTCAATTATTAAGACTCTATCGTTTCTGGTTTTAGTCATTCATTTTCTAAATTATTTTTAAGAAAGTTATAAACCATTTCGATAAATCGTTTACGTTTTTGTTCATCGCTAATTACATATTCACTTTTGAAATCCGATGGTAATTCAGTATCCAAAAATTCACTTTCAAGTGAAATTGTAAGTTTCCAATTCCCATTTTCAAGAAGGTGGGAATTTACAAGTACGTCAAATTCTTTTTTCATATTAATCTTCGTTTGTTACTTCAAGTTCAATATCATCAATTCCCAATTCTTCTTCATCTTCCCCTGTATCGTATTTCATGATATATTCGTCACAAATTTGTTTATAAATCCGTTCTTTCAATTCAGGATTATCAGTTAACAGGGCTTTAAAATCTTTTGATTGGAATTTCTTAGTGATTTCTTCACCCGTTTCTTCATCAACAAATTTATAGGTATAACTTGAACCACTTTGACCAATGGCTCCTAATTCTTTCAAACAAGTCAACCAACTTCCGTAATTGTCAATTCCACTATCGTACCGGACATCGAAAGTGATTTTTCTACGAGGCGGACCGACTCTATTTTTAATAATTTGAACCTGAATTCGTTCACCAACCGTAGTATCAATTCCATTTATTTTACCTTTGATTTGACCCATTTTTTTAAATCTCAATCTAACCGAAGCAGTGTAGGGAATCGCAGTTCCCCCCGTAGTGGTGAAAGGATCGGCCGCAGGGCCAAACGCATTCATATTGGCTCGAAGTTGTTGAATCAAGATTATTAAAATATTTTTCCCATTAATCAAAGTCGGCAATCTGCGCATTGCGCCCGTATTAACAATGGCTTTATCAGTTGCATACCCCTTCTTTTCATAATCTTCTTCAAGTTCTTTTTTTGTGGTAGCGCCAGAAACCGAATCTATAACTATGACGAGTGGTTTATCACTTCTGGATTCGTTATATTTGACAATGATGTTCTCAGTTGCCTGATAGATTTCTTCAAGTGTTCTAAGTTTTTCAATGTAAATGAGTTTTTGTGTATCTAACCCAATTGATCGATAAAAATCCAACATCCCAACTGCTCCTTCCGTATCAAATAATACCGCAATTCCGCCGCGTTTTTGGCATTGGGCTAACGTCGTAGCAGCAACCAAACTTTTTCCAGACGCTTCAAGTCCGTTATATTCCAAAATTTTAGAAGTAGGTTGACCTCCATTAGGTCTATTTGAAATTGCTAAATCCAATATATCACAACCAGTCGAAACCCAATCCACAACTAAGTTAGCATCATTTAAAAATGTACCTGCGTCCGGAAATTCTTTAAAACTTTTATTTATAATCGAAAGAACATCACTTGCTAAATCATCAATTCTTTCTATCTTCGTAGGTTTTTCAGTAGTTTTTTTCGCCATTAAGTTTTCATTTAAAAAAGGATTTAAAAAATAAGGGAACCAGTTTTTGAGGCTGATTCCCCATTAAATACACAAACAAACAATTATTTACCGTTCAACAAATCTTCAAATTGTTTTTCGATATCAGAAACATCAACTTGTGAAGTAGGTTGTTTAGGTTCAGAACCCGGAACTTGGAAGTTTGTCATATCAAAACCTTCGTTTGTAGCAGCGTGATTTGTACGAACGTTGTTAGGATTTGAAGGAGTTTGTTTAACTTCTGGTTCAACCTTTAAATATTTAGCAAGCGCGTCTTCAAGTTCTTGTTCAGTTGGACAAGTGAACAATTCAGCCACATTGGGCATATTTTTGATTTTATCCAAAACTTCCGGATCATCTGTTGCTACGGTTTGATTTGGTTTAACCACAATAGTCGTCTTACCAAATTCTCCCTCTTTTGATGGCGGAGTATATTTAACAGTCATATCTCGACCAGTTTTCAAACTGGTAATATCACCATAATCATCGTCCGCCATAATTTCCAAAATTTGATTGAAAATTGTCTTTGAAAAGCCCCAAAATTTAACACCATCACTTTCTTGACCACGAACCAAAATTGGAACGTAAACGCGATCCTTTGGCATCAATTTACGTTTAATCTGCATCTTAGTGACATATTCTTCTTTTGAAAGTTTTCCGCCAGAAGTTAGTCCGTTACAATACTCAACAATTGGGTCATGTTTTTGAAAGCAAGTTGGCGAAATCCATGTTTTTCCAAAATCATAATAAAAGTAAAGTTCTGCAAATGGATAACCTTCTTCGGTATAAGGGTTTGGCAGAATACGAATCTGATCAGTTAACGAATTTCCTTTATCATCTTTGGTTTGTCCGGGTTTCCAAAAAACATTGTTTCCACCTACGCCTGAATTTGAAGGTTTTTGCGCTTGTTTGTTAAGTTCTGCTAATTTGGCTTTAATTTTGTCTAAACTCATAAGTTTTCCTAAATGGTTAAATTGGTTAAAAAAGTAAGTAAAATTTCCCTTTAAGGGATTTAAAATCGTTATTTACAAATATAAGTAAATTTTTTCAGAAAGTCAAGTCCGTTAACAAAAGATTAGGAAATAATTCAACATTTAATTATTCTTTCCGATAAACAAATACTGCTTGTTCAAATCCTATTGTATCCACATCTGATTTATATATATCTACGCCCGATGTTTCATTTGCAATTTCCACAAGAACTTGTCCGGAGGCTTTCAATATATGACCGGCGGCTGCGATAGCCAATGAATGGTGCAAATAATCTGGAACAGCATCTATGTCAATCCCGGCAATAACATCATCTATATATGATGTTTCACTTAGTGACGCATTTATAATGTGATTAATTACTGCGCTTTTCAATTCTAATTTTTTCATAATTTTATTTGTTTTAATTCGTGATAATTTTTTCCTGCTTTGACGTGAAACGGTATCCCATCAAATACTTTAATTATTTCATTTATTGTTTCTTTACCATCTTTTAATGAATAATCAAATAAGAAACTGTCATAAGTGTAAAGAATCAACTTTGTTTTTTTATGGTTCAACCTTTTATTCAAATCGGACAACAAACTTGCATTGAACTCGGTTTCAAGGCTTTGAAGCATATAGTTGAACAATTTTGTTTGTGTCAAATCTTTTATTGCGATCTTCCTGCCAAACAAAAAGGTCTTCAATTCACCTCTCTTATATTGATCGTAAATGTTGTATTGAAGTTGTTTGATTGACTTGAAAGGTTCAACATTTAAAAGATTTTCATCAATGCCTCCATATATCTGTTTGAATGTATATTCTTTCGGATTTACATCAGGAGGATAAAAAGGTTCTAATTCCTTATAAATGTCCTTTGGGAATGATTTTTCTAAAATCAAATAAATCAAATACAAGTGGAAGCCACTTAAATCTATTTCAAATAAAAACCCATCTTCATATCTGGAAACGAACCTTTGCCTCGAACCATCTTCCTTATTCAAGGCAGCATAATTGATATTGTTGAAGTGGTTACTTGGTCTACCTGTCAAAGTGAAAGGATGGTATTCTGAATATTCAAACATCAATATTTAAATTTTTAGCAATTTGTTTGACTTTCATTTTTGTATCATAATGAAACTTAAACGTTTTAAAATTTTCAGGTAACCAAGTTTCAATTTCATTCCCGTAAGTTCTTCCTGCACCGATCCAATCTGCAAACATTTCTAAAATAAAAATATCATCCATTGGTAGAACATCGACATCACCTCCACGATTTACGTTCATCCAGTGTTCAGGATGATGTCTGTTCATAGTTTTATGGTGATTCCAAGCAATTTGAAATTGTCGAGTACCTTTATGCGGTTTTGAAAAATCATGCGTAGCATACGGAAGGGCTTCTATGGCTGAAAATTTTGAAATATCGTGCAGCCAAAGGTTATCAAAGTATTGTTCAATATCAATTTTAAAATCTTTGAACCAAACCTGACGACTTAATTCAAGTCCTGTTTGGTAAACATGAATTTTATGAGGAATTAGCCTTTGTTTGAAATATTCAAAGACTTGCCAATATTTATGATCGTCGCTATATTCAAAACATTCAACATCAAATCTACTGTAAATGATTTCAGTAAATTCATCTAAATCACCGCCAACTGCATCAGTAAATAATTTAAAAATGTTGTTTCTGAATGCAAGTTTGTTATCTTCTCGTTTTCTGTAAAGCATTATTTAATAATTTTAATTTGATTTTTATCAAATACAACATAATTGTTTGCAACTATATCACCGGCAAACACATCACCGTAAGAATCTTTAATATTTTTCATGATTATCCCATCCATATCTCCGTATGAATCGTACCAATCATATTCTCGTTCCAATTCTTCCATATATTCATCTTCCAGTCTACCATATTTCTTTAAATCATCTGAAAGTTCTTTGACGGCTTCGGCAAGTTTAGAAGGAAGATAATTTTTACCTCTGAAAAAACAAGTAGAATTTCCATCACAATCGACTTCTATCGGGTTATTCAGTTTCAACTGAACTTTGACTATATTGTTCCCATAAGATTTGGCAACTTGGATATTATCAGTAAAGAAGATAGGTTTACTATCATTAAAAGTAATAAATTTCAAATCAGTTCCATGATAAAGAATATTTGGAACATACATTTCTTTCAGTATTTTTCTTATTTTCATCCGGTATAAATCCCATTCCTTTCAATTATACTTAAATTTTCAAGTAATTTGCCATATTGCTTTAAAGTTTCGTCGGGTTCATAATTTTTAACATTTATGACAAATTTATCCTTTACTTCCCTGCACCATTCCAACCATTTCATGATCGGAATACAATCGTTTACATTTTCAACATTTCTGAATTGATTCCAATAACTTCTTATTGTAAAAGGAACCTCGACTTCTAACTTCTCATTTGTTTCTAACCAAAACGCCATTTGAGCATCATAATTTTGCTTACAATCGTTTAAGTATTTTTTCTGGTATATGAAGTTGTCTTGACCCACAAAGTCGCTTAGAACTGAAATATGAAGGTTCTGCGCGTCGTTATGGTTAAACGTTAAAATACATTCGTCAAAATTTTCTAAGTCGTATGCGTATATGAATGAAAGTCGATTCAGTACCCAATGTTTCTTATGGTCTGATAAAACTGGAACGATTAATTTCCTTTTTTGCTTCCAACCTTTGACTTCATCATTTTCCTCAATGAATTGCATTTAAAAACTTTTTTCACAAGTATAGGTTAAAACCTTGACATTTCCAAATGTTTAACATTTCATTTAGAAAGGAGTCGCTAATTTGAAAATATCCTTGGTAAGTTTCCCGTCTTGGTTCACAAACTGAAAATACCTACCAAACCAATCATACTGACGGTTTTTTAGACTGGTTTCAAGTATGTTTTTAAATTCGTTATAATTGTTCTTTTCTTTCGCCGACATTAAAGCATCTTGAAATTCTTCATATTTGGAAAAAGAACGTTCAGTTAAAATTTTTGATATTTTCATTTTGGTTTCCTTATAATAATTCGTTTTGGGTATTGTTCTTCAATTTCCCAATCTTTGGGTATAAACTTTTTAATCAATCGCATCGAGAATAAATATCTTTGGTGACTGACTGGGTTGAATACTAAAAGTTGAGCAAAATCTTGTTGTTTAAATTTAGGAATAATTTCATCTCTGAAAATTTTTGCAACTGTATCACTTCTCTTACTTCCAACAATTCCTGAACTATTTTGGGGAAGTTTATTGTAAATTGGAATTCTTGAATTTGGTTCATACCAAAAAGTTTTGAACTCGCAAAAATTTTCAGTTTTACCTAAACTTGAAGTCATTATTGCGGTAAAAATAATTCCATCATCATCTTTAAACCTATAACAGCCCCTGTCATAAAAATATTGATAAGCATTTTCCGGATTCAATAATTCTCCCAATAACAACGCAGTCGTTATATTTGCTTCATCAAGTGAATCAATTGGATGATATTGTCCCTTTTGATTATACTCCTCAATCAATTCATCTAAAATATCATTTAATTTCAAAACATTAATCCTCCTAAGTTGAACAACTCTGGCCGCTCATCTCTAATTTTAAATTCAAGTTTATTTATCAATTTTATATATTCTTCATACGAAATTTCATTTAATTCAAATTGGTTAAATATTTTCCAAAATTCATCACATTCAAAATTTTCAAATTCGCATAAAAATTCTAAATCATAATATCCCATTTCTTCAATATGTGGTCTATTCATCTATAAAACTCCAAAAAGTTGGTTAAATAAGTTTGAATGTATGGAAATTTTGGAATACTTTTTTGAACCTCTAATTCATTCAAGTAACTTGCGTCTTTGGGTTCAATTTTTGAAATTCGCCATTCAATTAAAAGTTTGTTCCAAATTATTCCGTTTATCCCCGGATTATTTTCATTGTTGATTGAATTATATTGTTGTCCATCTATTTCCATTATGGTGTTTAAGGGACTGTTTCTTTTTTGAACAAAGAACCTTTGAATCTTTCCTCGTTTATAATCTTCATCCGATAGTTGGGGATAAAATAAAATAGGAGGAACATAACGGTTGATTTCACTTTCAGTTATTTGGTTGTACCTTAAAATATCCAGAGTTGGAGTGAATCTTTTTTCAAACAGTTCAACACTCGATGGTTCAGGTTGACTTCCGGAAAATCGTTGACCTGTTGGTAATATATGAAATAATCCAACATAATCTTCACCATTCCTCAATACAAATTCATTGCCACTGGTGTATTTTCCAGTAACAATTTGATGGAGATTGAAGTAAGGCTGTGATATACGAGGCATTTTAATTGATATAATCTTTTTTAATGATTTTTACATGAGACGGATCGAATATATACAAATTTAAAGTTCCGGTTTCCATAACATATGCACCATCAAACTTATTTTTTTTCAAAAAATCCATGAAATATGTTTGTTCAATTACGCCATAATCTCCAAGTAAAAGATAATAATAATCATCAGTTCTATCTTCATCCATCAACATTTCATCAACCATGTTACCAAGTTTGTAATCACGGCTATTATCAGTTTTCTTACCCGTCCGATTAAACAAATCCAAATCAGCACCAGTTGGTAATAATCTAAAATCGAAAATATTTACGTTATTATCCAATTTTACTGTATATAATATTCCGCCTTTTGATTTGGCGTATTCTTTGGCAAAGTCAGAATCAGTAGATAAAAAAATAGGATTTTTATAGTCAAAACTACTTAGGGTTCCAGTTTTATTTTTAAAAGTTTCAAAATCATTATAACTTCCGTGATAATATACATTTTTATCGGAAATCTCGTTCAAAATATTTCTTATCTTTAAAGATTCATTTACACCATAATTTCTAATTAAATCGTCCCAAATGATATCAAATCGCGCTTGAACGGATTGTTGTTTTTGTAATTTTTTAACTCCGTCTCGAGAACGAGTTTTAATGCGAGTTAATTTATTCAAAAATTGCTCTCTATTTGAAATTTTCAGTTTTTCTATAAATTGTTTTGCTAACGGAGAAAATAAGTTTGAAAAGTCATACATTTGTAATATGGCCATTTTTGTATTAGAATATTGCGATCCAATTTTTTCTAAGCAAATCACAAATTCCTTCAAATTTGTTGGCTCTACCAATTCAAACCGTTCCAAAAAATCTTCCTTTGTCATTTCAACTTCTCCAAGTTTACAACATAACCTTTGACTATATTTTTACCATTTTCAATCAAATTTACTGTTCTGTGATGTCCATCATGTAAATACAAGTTTCCTTCAAACTTAAATACATGAATAGGTTTATAATTTTCCAAATCCATCTGGGTTCCTTTTCTGTCAAGAACCTTTGATTCAACTTTCTTCTGACCAATTTGAATGTTGTTGATCGGTATATTTGTCAGTTTACCGTGTTCCTTAAAAAAATATTCATCGTGCTGGTTGTTTAACGAATAGCCCTTTTCCTTGCACATCTCACGACACTGATTCAATTTTCCTTCATTTTCTTTTTTGTAATTATCGAAGAACTTTGAAGTGCTTTGTTGTATTTCTCTTAAAATTGTTCTTATTTTCATTTAAACATCCGTTTTATCTATTTCTTTTAACTTAGAAGTATCTAATATTATAATTTCGCCGGTATCATTACCAGTATCATCGTAGGTAGTTATAATTGCGTCATAACCTTTCGATTTAAGTTTATTTGTTAATGCCGATTTTTTAGCCTTATATTGATCCGATAACTCACGCTTCCAACTTACCAAAGTAGCATCTGTTATATTAATAACCAATGGGTTTTGTAAATTAACTTTGAAAAGTTTATATTTATCCGATTGTAACATATGCTTCATACTTGACTTAAATTTAATACAGTAAAATCCAGTAGGTTCAACATCCTGACCATATTTACTTCCAAGATTAGGAGACTTTTCGGTATTTTTAAGTAACAACATCTCTCCTTTGAAGTTGTTTTCTCTTAAAATTGTTCTTATTTTCATAATTGAATATACTCAATATTTGGGTAATATCCTAAAATCCCATCTATTTTACAGCTCCAGTCGGATTGTTGAAATGAATGCGTTACTCTTGAAATCATAAAATATGAATTTAAACTTGTTCTCCATTTTCTCGGAACTTGGGTAGTTGAAATTGCATTACCCGGTGTAAATCCCCAAGTACCATCAATTTCCAAACTTATGGACATTCCCGGATAATGAACTTTTTCGTCAGTTCCTGTTTTTGGGTTATTATTGTGAAGCCGAGTCATGACTGCTTTTAAACCATTTATTTCTTGCGGGTCGAAAGAGTTTTTACCTAAATTTCCCGGATTTTTAATAATTGCGTCTTTATCGGTTTTGGCTTTCGAATATTCACTTTCACGAGTTTCTTTTAATTTATCAGTACAATCGCGAATTGCGGCTACTGAATCTCCTTTTTTACTCGAACCTACAAACATTGCTGCTCTATATTCTTGTGACCCGACGTTTGATTGAACGTCACAAGTTCGAGTTGAACCGTCTCCGTCAACCGGATCAAATACAACGCATTGAAGTTTATCACTTACACCATAATTTTCACAAACGACGATTAAACTTTTCAAATCATCAGGATTTTCAACTATTTTCAATGAAATAGAACCTCCGCTTGCAGAAGAAATGTGGTCTGAAACTTTGTCGAAAAAGTCAATCACGTTTACAACTTCACTTTTACTTGAATTCAAATTATCTGTTGAATCTGCGTTCGCTTCACGTTGTTTGGTTGCGTCGTTAAATGCGGAAATAACAACATCACGATGCACTAAAATATTCTGAATTTTAATATCTCCGCTACTGTAACTTTTAACTGCACCTAAATTTTTACAATCAGAATCAAAGTTTTTACCTTGACCACTATCATTTTTATAATTCCCGTTTCCGAGCAACAAAACAGTCAATGGGTCTCCACTTGTAATTCCGTCAGCGATTTTACATTTAGAATAAATGGGATGAAACTCAATTTTCATTTCATTGAATTTATTTCTTTCGTGCGCAATGCCACAACCTTTGGCTTTTAAAAGTTGGTCATTTATCATCCTGTTAATGATATAACCAACTGTAACGTAGACTTGGTTATTCGTCGATTCAATTTCTGTCTTGGTTAACCCTAAATATTTTGAAATTGAACCAATCCATGCGCCAATCTTTGCCTGCCAATCTCGAATATGATCACCTCTATAAACCACAATTCCAGCACTTTTATCCTGCGATCCCGGACGATAATCAATAAATTCAGTTATAACTTCACCGTCTTGTAAATCATCAATTGAGGTTGTTCCGTTTTTTTCTGAATCAGAAGCAATTAATTGTGCAATTCCTTTGACCGGATTTTGACTTTGACCGCCTCCAAATTCAAAAATAATATATTTCAACGGTCCTTTATCTGCACTTTGTCCTGTTCCGTCATTACATCCATTACAAACAACCAACTGCATATCCAACGTTTTTACTGCTTCGGCGGCAGAAACAGCAGTAAATTCACATAACCAATGACCATCTTGGGTTGTATTGAATGAAAAAGTTGCAACTGTAAAACCTTTTAATGTTTTTCCGTTTCCGTAGCCCCAAGATGGATTTTCATACCCGAAACTGACATCTATCTCATTTCCGGGCAAAAGAAAATATCTTTGTATTTCTTCAAAATCTGAAATTTTATAACATCGAATCCTTCCGGTAACTTTTCTCGCCATTCCATGCTCTCCACTATATTCAACCACAACGCTTTCAATATCAGGAGCGGGTTTAATTGATCCCCCCGAGTAATATGTCGCATCTATTTTTTCAGTTTTAATCGGAAGTTGTTTTGATTCTCCACCGCCACAACTTTTATCATATCCTGTCAAAGTAACCCAAGCAGGATTTCTGACCGATGCACTTTTACCATCCTTGGTTTGAATGTAATCACGGTTATATAGTTGCCTCCTTGCTTTGAGGACATTTATAATATCGCCTTCCTTCGGGTTTCTTCTATATAGGGATTCTGACATTAATTTTGTGCGTCTAAAAATAATTGTTCTATTTCATCTAACCTCAAATCAGGTATTCTCAATCTAATTCCAACTGGAACTCTTATAGTCGCATTATGAAGTCTATTTACTTTTGCAAGTAAGACCCAATAACGGGTATCCCCATAATATTGAAATGCAAGTAAATCAAATCTATCACTTGATTTAGTGATGATATAAGTGTCACTACTTTTCTTTTCAACCTTGGGGTAATATAAAGTTGAAAATCGACGTTTTCCTTGTTGAGAAGGAATTATTTGAGTAAATTCTTCGTAACGTTGCATTAAAACATATACCTCTTGTCTGCATCTGGTCTATAACCTTGACTATTGGCCAGAATTTTAATTGTCATATTTACATCAGTGTAAAGTGGTCTATTTCCAATCCAAGGATTTTCACCCTTCCAATCATATGTTAAATTTGTTATAACACCATAACCTTTAAAAAGTTTTCCTATTTGAACTAAAACGTGGGGAGAATTATATCCCTGACCACTTTTGTAAATCGGATAAGTCATCCTACCTAACCTTGCAAGTAAGATATCATAATTTCGAAAATGTTCTTCTTCATTAAACCCAACTAAGAAAAAACTTATTTGAAGTTGTCTATTTGCACCAGCATAAAAAACTTTCGGATCGGCTCTTCCCATATCAAAAAATTCAGAATATGAGGGACTTGACGTATCGTTAACTGAAACGATATGTGCCTCAAATTCCAATTTCCATTCTTCTTCCGGTTCTGCGCCAGATCCCGGGTCATGTCGATGGAAATAAAAAAGTTCTTTTGGAAAATCTGTTCTTGGTCTGGGCATTGAAATAACCTTATTGAATCAATGAATATAATACATTTAAGGCTGCCATAGCATCAGATTTAGTTTGTCCTTTCGTATAACCTTTCAAAATAGTTTCAACTTGATCCAATGCCTTTTTTAATTTTGGAGATTCGTTTACGCCAATATAATTTTCACGGGTTCCTGCCTCATTCAACACCCGTTTAACAAAATGTTCAGCAATTTGAATTTGTCTTTTTGTTGGTTTCATATTTTTATCCTTTGTTTTAATTATTTAACTTTGCTTTTATTGTTGCAGTAACTTTTTGAGCATCCATGTATGTATTTGAATCTTTTCGAACCAAAAGTTCCATCAATTGAATCATTTGACGTAATAACATATTGGTTTCTTGATTATCATTTAAAACATCACCTCCATAAATATCTTCATTTTGCTTGTTTGTAAATCCACCATTAAATTTCATTTGCGTTTCAGCAACTTCTTTTGGATTTAGAAGTTTATCCTGAGCGACTGAAACTTTATTTGGAGGTTGAGGTTGAGCAACTGGAATTTGGATAGGCGAAATTTTAACATTTGTATTATCTCTTGGAACGGAAGGTGCATTTAAAATTGGTTTAATTTTTTGTTGAACCTTCGTATCCAATGTCACATCTTCAATTTTTGCTAATTGGGAGAAATCGACATTTGTCAAAGTTTGACCTAATGAAGAAATATTTTCGCCCAACATCCCAATTGCTTTTGCGGCAATATACAACGGATTTGCTAATTCTGCAAGTTTTTCCAAATCTTTAACAATATCACCGCCAAACATTTTAGAAATTCCATTCATCATCGAACTTCCTGCCAAGGAAGCACTTAGAGCAGTTAACCCAAATGCAACGCTTCCCAAAGCAGGGCCAATTGAAAATAAATGACCTACATCAATCTGGCCCAAGGTTGAAAATATTTTAACAATTCCAGAAGTTGCAGTTGAAATTACTTGGGAAATTCCTTCAAAAGTTGTCTTAATAACTCCACCAAAAGAATCAATAATTGGACTTATTTTTTCTAACGCTGGACTTGCTATTGCTAACGCGGCAGCCAGTGGAATTAAACTTGCACCCAATCCTGCTATCGCAACAGCGCCCAAAGTTAATGCAACAGCGCCAACTCCTGACATCATAATTGCCCCCAAAACTCCTGCCGAAACTGCTAATCCGACCAATGCAACGCCAGCCTTACCTAAACTTGACCATTCAATTTCATTAAACATTTTTAGTGCCAAGGCAGCAGGAATTAAACTTGCACCTAAAACAGCAATTGCGGCAGCACCTACAATCATTTGACCAGATGCAGAACCCAACGCTAATGCAACTACGGCAAGACCGCCTAATGCAGCTCCGGCCTTTGCTAAATCTTCCCATTTAACAGATGCGAAGTTCTGAACGGCCTTTGAAGTAATCCATAACGCTCCGGATAAAATTACCAAAGAAGCAGCGCCTTTGATTGCGCCCGTTTTAAATGAATTTAGACCTTCACCAATTCCTTTCAAAATATTTTTAATTGTTGTACCAATTCCACTTGATAATGTTTTCATTGAATCTGAAACAAATTTGACTAAATCGTTCAAGACAGTTTTAATTCCATTCCATACTGATTTAAACATTGAGGTCAATCCATCAAAACTACTTCCAACTTTACGAGTCGTTTCTTTAACTGGTTTTGAAGGTTCAACATCGATAGCAGTTTCAGTTTTTTTAGTTTTTTTAACCTTTTCTACAACTTCTGAAACCATTTCTGCTTTTGGTATAACTTTATCGACACTTGTTGCCATTGCGTCAAATGAACCAGTTACACTTGGAACTCCACTTAATTTTTTACTGAAATTTCCTAAACTTGAAAATACGGACTTACCTTTATCTAAAATTCTTTTAAATACACTACCACTTTCACTATCCATACTTCCAAATGCTTTTGATGCCTTTTTAATCGGATTTTCAAGCGAACCTTCTAATTTCTTTTCCATCCGTTTGGTAAATGTTCTCTCTAAACCCTCTTGTAAAGAACCCATTAACATAGGAGCCAAAGATAAGGCCAAGGAACCAAACATTGATCCCATATTCGAAGTTAATTCACTGGTTTGTTGTTCACCCTCTTTTTTCATAAATAAAAATGAACTTGCGCTGTGAATAGCCATTGCCGTCAAAGTTTTAGATGCAATATCACCAAATAACTTAAATCCTTTCTTGGCCCCATCTGCTGAAATTCCAAGTGTGGTTGGTTTGGAAATTTCGTCTTTGGTTTTTTTAACAGTAGTTTCAACATCCTTACTCATTTTAGTAGTTGAACCTTTGACTGCATTTGCAGTTTGTTCCAACGTTTGTTTTGCAGTTTGAGCGGTTTGGACTTGGGCCGAAACACTACTTTGAACTGATTGTTGAACGTTGGCCGAAACTTCCTGACTTTTGATTTCGACTTCTTTACTTGTTTTAGAAAAAATGGAACCAATATTAGGAATCATTTTAACTAAATCCCATGCAGAAGTTTTGATAACTCCAAACTTTTTTAATAATCCAGTCAATGCAAATACTTCAATAAAACTTCCAGCCAATTTAATTATTTCAGAAAAAGTTCCACCAACCTCACTTGCACTGCCCGCGATTGAATCTAATTTTGAAGTTACTCCTTCAAGTAAACTTCCAAGAAACTGAATTGGTATTGTTAAAAATTTCAATAACGTTCCTGCTGCTCTTATTATAGGCATCAAACCTTTAAATGCAAGTACAATTATATCTAAAATTGGAGCAATACCATCCAATGCTTCCGCAAAAGCCTCAGCCAACGGAATAAGCGCTTTAAATAAAACTCCTTTAATTTTTTCCCAAGCAACTCCTAATCTATCAGTTGACATTCCCTGAGCGATTCTGTTTTGTAATTCCTTTTTACTTAATTGTGAAATATCGCCCATCGTTCCGTAGTTTTTTTCCAACCATTTTTGCTGGTCCGAACCCAAACTTCCCATTTCTTCATTCATTCTCACCATATTAGCAAGTTCATCCATTTGAACTCCCATTGTCTTGGCTATTTTCTGACGAGTCAAATAATCCATATTATTCAAATCGTTCATTGTTCCGATTTGTTTAATCATGGATTTTGACATTCCTTCCAAATCCCCACTTAAACCTAAATCAAAGGCTTCACTAAAATCAATTCCTCTACCTGACATTGCATAAAGTTCATACATATCAGTCATAAATCCTTCCAAATCAAGCATTTTTTGAGCGATTGAACCTGCTTGTTTTAGCGACATACCTACTTTTCGAACCTCTATGGCGGCTTGGGCGGCTTTATCAGGCATTCCAGCAAAATAAGTTGCTACCGTATCCGCACTTTCAATTAAATCTTTGGTTATGACGGTGGCACTTAAACCAGCCATTTCAGCAAAATAACCAACGTTTTTCTGCAATGTCAATGAAAGTTTATCATCAGCACCTAACATTTTAAATGTTTTATGTAACTCTACTGCTTGTTCATTTCCGTAACCAAAATATTTACCAATTTCAATCAAATCGATGGTTAATTCTTTGGCATCTTTTTTAGTCAAAGAAAATACTTTACCACTACTTCCAATTATAGCAGTCTGAACCTCTTGAATATCTTTCATGGTTCCGAATTGATTTTTTTGACTTGTGAGGGTGTCAAGTTGGACATTTAAAATTTCCTTCGATTGGTTCAAACTTACACCCATTTCTTTTTGCATATCTTTGTATTTGTTGACCAAACTATCGACAAAGCCATACAATAATGCAAAACCAGCAACTAAAATAGTCGTCGGGTTCAATAATGAAACAATTGAAGGTCGTAACGCAGACATATAACCTTTCATTGCTTCTGAATAAGTTACCCCATCTTTTAATTTTGAAGTAAATGCTTCAACGCCTCTACGATGTCCCATCAACATTTGTTCACTTGCTTGGCCTAACCCCAAGAAGTCACTTATCCCGGCAGGCAAAAGAGCATTTACATAATCAAATCCTCGACCAACTCGCTGAATTACCTGTTCAACTCCTTTCATCTTACCCATATATTTACCAGTCAACTCAACAGATTCTTTCTGTTTCATTAACATAGCAGTATCCGCTTCCAAACCCAATTGTTTTAATTCAACTTGTTCAACTAACATTTGAGTTGCCAAACCAAGTGGTTTCAACATTTGAGCCAATTTTTGCTTTTGTTCTTCGGTTTTATTTGAACCAAGGCGAACTAAATTAGTTATCTCTTCAAATTGATTATTAATTTGATTTAATAACCCACTTGTTTCAACAACACCATCCAATGAATCGATCATTTTTTGGTATTCCAACGTTCCCCGTTTTAATAAACCGTTTACAGTTTGAATTTCACCCGTATCTGCATTTATTTTTATATCCAGTCCTTGATTTTGAGCAGCAAGTTGTCTTGACATTTGAGTTTGTAAATATTTGTTTTTTTCAAAATATTCACTTAATCCTGCTATTCTGGCATTTTTTTCTTCTTCAATTACGCCTAATATATTTTTAACCTCGTTGCCAAGTTCACCTGTTAAAGGATTAAAATTCAAATCCATATTGAAATAATTTCCAGAAACATTATGGATCATCCCTTCAATGTCTTGGTTCATTTTTGCAAGTGAACTTTGAACTTTCTCAGCACTTGAAAACGAATCATCAAATATTCCAGTAAAATCAATTTTCTTCGCAACTATTTGTTTTAAAATACCATCCATATCACCAAACTGACCACTCAACTTAGTTGCTGCCGATTTACTTTCTCGAATGGCTTTGATTATTTCATTGTGGTTCCGTAATAAAGATTTACCTAAATCAACTTCATCATCCAGATATTCGTGCCGTTCCTTTAATAAATCAATATACTCTTTACTTCCCTCAATTATATCATCATTTATATCGTCTATTTCACGGAACTTTTTTCTAACTTCTTCTAAATCTTTTTTTGTTGCGCCTCTATCCTTTGCCCACTTTTGGAAAAATTTATCAGCGTCTTCAACTCCTTCGGTAACGTCGGCAATTAAATCTTGGGCATCTTGGGCGTTTTTAGCAAATCCATCATTCAACAAAGACATCACCTTTAACAAGTCGCGATTGATTTTGACTTGTTCTCTGGAAAATTCACTTGTCGTTTTAATGACGGAGTAAAGTTTTTCCAACATCTTTTTTACATCAGTCTCTTGTTGTTGCTTTGCCAATTTATTTTCCTAACGTTTTGTTAATTCTAATATTTAATTTGGTAATTTAAGGATTTTTACTTAAAATTAGGACTTAAATGTTTTTGTGGGCGGTATTCTTTACACCGGGAGTTGGTCGGGTCACGTTCACACAAATCTTTCAAAAGTTTTTCTAATCTCTGAGTATGAAATTTCAAAGATTCTAATGAAGATTGAACCTCGGCATCGCCTTTGGCTAATTGTTTGGCTGAACCAATATTACGCTTTATGATATTTAAAGCAAGTAACTTGGCAATAGTTGTAAACAGGTTTTCCTGCATAATCAAAATTTCCTTATTTTTTTCCATATATATAAATATCCTATACAGTTGGTTTGTTAAAAAAGTTAAAGTTATGTTAATGGACTTGAAAAGTTTGGATAAAATTTCAAAAGTCTATATAATTATATTTAATGAAAAATAAAGTAGTTCCAAACATCCACTACTTTGTCCCTGCATTGATATTTAGGGGATAAAAAAACAGGGTTTGAAGTAGCAAATACTGAGTACGTTTGACCTCCGTATGATCGGGAACTCCTACTTCCGTAATAACGTATCAATCTCGTGTCGCGACGTGAAGTTATTACATTTTTTTAACCAGAGGTCATAGAGGTTAATCCCATTACTACTTTAAATGAAACGATTTTTTACCAAACAAAAGTTCACCGCTTTTGTATTGGGCGTTCTGTATGTATGTATTACAGGATGCTCGTTTTTATTTAATTTAGATACTTATTCAGTTAAACTAACTCTTAGTTGCTAATAACAAGTGGTTCTGAATTAAATTAAAAACCAGAGGTAATAATGAAAGATTCCAATAGTCCAGCACTGTCCAAATCGACTGACAACTGGCGAACTGATGAAACAAATGTCTAAAAGAAGACTTGGAATCTCCAAAAGCGCCTTTAAAAAGAACTCTTTGACGTAGACATTTGGTGTGAAAGAACGTTAAAGTAGGGAGGAGGGGGTAGATTTATTAACTCAAATTTGTTATCCTGATAGAACGTAAACTATCTTGTAAACCTTTATTAAGGTATCTTTCTGGTGTTAAATTGGTTTACAATTATTTGAAATTGTTTACCAACCATCATCAGGAGGAAAAGTCGATAGTGTAAGTAAAATAAACCTGTTAAATAAATGTTAAACAATTTGGTTTTTTAAAAAAATTTATGTATATTGTTGTTTATGAAAAAATACTTTCCGTATCTAATTCTAATTTCTGCTTTATTTATTTCAATTACTGGATCATTCTTTTCAATTTATGGTCTTGGTAAATTATTTGGAGGTCATCAAGTAGGTGCTACTATTTTAGCATTTGCATTTGAGTTTGGTAATATTGTAACTGCTACTGCATTGAAATATTATTGGAGATACCTTCCTTCAATACTTAAATATCCATTGATTTTAGTTGTTATTACTTTAACCATTTTAACCTCAATGGGAATTTATGGTTATTTGTCAGATGGATATCAAAAAACTGCATTGAAGGATGAAATTGTTACCAAACGTTCAAACTTAGTTAAAACCAAAAAACAAACATTTGAAACAAGGATTCAAGAAAATAAAAATGAAATTAGTTTAATTTCAAATAATCTGACGGAATTAAGCAAAGGTTATAATCAAAATACTCAAACTCAACAAGTAATCAAAGGTCAAGTAGTTACAAATGTTTTAGTTTCAAGTAAGAAAGGTTTGGAACAACAAATGAATCTTTTGAACCAAAGAAAGTATAAACTTGATTCCCTCAATTCCATTTATTTGGATTCCGTTCAGAAATTGGAACTTTCAATTATTGAAATTGAAAATAGTAATGAAACTAATTCAGAACTCGGTCCACTTAAATATTTGAGTTCATTAACTGGTAAACCAATGAATGAAATTGTTAACTGGTTAATATTATTGATTGTAATTGTTTTTCAACCATTGGCGTTAATGTTAATTTTAACCTCAATGTTTGCATTTAAAAATAATCATTACTTAACCCGAATCTCAAAACGAAATAGTTCCAAAAGCACTTTGAATTTCAAAGCACTTTTTGAAAAATTAAAATCGAAAATCAAACTTAAACAAAATCAAACTCAAACACAACCTTCGCCAGAGCCTCAAATTTCCCCTACAATCGATTCTATTCCAGAAGTGGACGTTGAGGTTAAACCAAAAAGAAAACGTAACAGGAGGCAAAAAAATGATACCATTCCCGATTCTACAACGGTTGAAGAAGATAAACCTATTGAGGAAGTTTTACCAGTTGAGGAAAATAATCCAACAAAGAGTAGAAGGCGAGTAGTCGATACTCAATTAACTCCTGAAATTGCCGATCACATCAGTAAAAGTTTAGGCAATAAAAAAAAAAGTTTAACTCCCACTCAAATTAAAATAATGCCTCACGAAGCAATTGAGGCTTGGAAACGTGAAAATGGAAATTAAATAAATGTTAAAATGTTTGGAAAATTGAAAACTTTTACTTATCTTGGAATATATGGAAAAATTTAGTTTATATGACGATGAACCTAAAACAAATGTTCAAACTTCAACAATACAAGTTGAAGAAAATGAACTTTTAATTACAGTTGATTTTTCACGAGAAACCTTTGGGCAAATGGTTGAAAAGGTTCGACAAATAACTGAAACTACTCCTGACAACGTTGAAATTAACATTTTCATTTTAAGTGGATATGAACCACATCCAGATGCAGGATTGTTTTTGGAATACGTCAAAAGTTTACCACGTCCGTTTAAATTCTTTTTCAGGGGAATCTTACATTTAGAATTTTTGAAATTACTTTCATTTCTGAATGTTTGGGTAAATGAAGGTTCAAAACTTAAATATGATCCAACTCGATTAAATGAATTTCAAACTCAACTTTTATCTTTCCCGCAAGTATTTAGGAACTTTTTCCAACGTTATATTGACGAATACCACAAATACAAAGGTTTAATGTATTTTGATATAACAGAATTAAAAACTTTGGGATTTAACTTTCAAACTTACTAAAAAATGAGGAATATAGATTTGTATTACGCAATAAAATGTGATTATGAAAATGGTAGAACTGTTGATGAAATAGCCAAGTCATATAACATTTCAAAACCCATGATTCATAGATCATTGATGGGCGTGACTGGTAAAGGAATTGGGAAAAGTAATTTGTATTTAAAAAATTGTAATCGACATATACCAACTGAAACAGAACTTGAAATTATCAATGATTATAATTTAAATCAACCAATTCCTTATATACTTGAAAAATATAACATTGATAGGTATAGATTATTATATATACGAACAAAATATCAAATTAGTGATAGAAATACAAAAAGATTTGTTGACAATAAATCAATAACCGTACAACATGGTGGGCAAATTATTACATATCCTCATATTGAAGCCGCTACTAAACACACGGGAATTTCAAGAGAATATCTAAGAAATTTAAAACTTGGGCAAAATTTTGCAAATAACAAGGCGGCTAATAAAGATGTTTTTATTGTTTGGGATGTCAATAGAATTCAAGCCCTTGAAAACGCGTGTGAACTTATGGGTCATATCCTTACCGGCGGAACGACTCGTGAAAATGTTGATAAAGGAGTTCAATTGAAACAATTAATATATGAACTCGGATATGCCGAAGAAACGGAAGTTGAATTAAATAATCAATTTGAATAATGTACTACCAGATAGAATTCACAAAAGAGAGCGTTAAACGTCAAGGTTATGGTAAAAAAAGTGAATGTGGAAATTACATGACCTTAGTTTTTCATGACCACTTAAATAAATGGCAAATTAGTAAAGAAGTAATCAGTCCGCCTTTATTTGAACATGGGAAACCAATTACGAAAGAAATATTTGATTACGCAATTAACCAAAATTTAAGAAATTTATGAATGAACTTAATTATTTAACAGCAGAACAAATTGAAAAAAACTGGACATTGTTCAGGAAATTGGTCAATACCTTATTTCCAACCCGAAAAGATGTCCTAAACCAAATGTATGATGAATTGGAAGAACGTTTGGTAACAATGCCAGCATCCGGAGTTGAACATTATCATAATGCTTTTCCCGGAGGATATATTGATCACGTTTTAAGGGTGATTGATTTTTCAAAAAAGGAATATGACCAATGGAAAAGTTTAGGTCTGAAAGTTGATAATTTTACTTTGGAAGAACTTTTGTTTGCTGCAATGCACCATGACTTAGGAAAGGCTGGTTTACCGGGCGAATATGAAGTTTACAAATTTAATGAAAGTGAATGGCATCGAAAAAATCAAGGTAAAATTTACACCCACGATGAAAGAACGCCATTTGCCTTAGTTCAAGATACAAGTTTGTTTTTATTGCAACATTACGGAGTCAAATGTTCTTGGCAAGAACAACTTGCAATTAGAACCCATGACGGACTTTATGATAAAGCAAATGAAGCCTATTTTCTTTCAAACCAATTAACCTCAAAAGCAAGAACAAATATTCATCAAATCCTTCACTTTGCAGATATGAAGGCCGCAAGGTTTGAATTTGAAAGATGGGTAATTGAAAACAATAAATTGAAGTTTTACGAGGAACAAAAATGATCATAACCATTATCATACTTTCATTATTGGTTTTAGCGTTAGGTTGGACAACTTGGAATTTATATTCACAAGTTTCAGTGATGGAAGAATTTATCAAAAAAACCAACAAACGCGAAGAAAAACTTTACAACGAAGTTGAAAATTACTACAAGATTTTTTTAGGTTTATTTACAGAAGCATATTCAAATATGCAACGAATTGATAAACGAGGAAGTTTCAGTAGTGATGATGAAGTAGGTTTTGCTTTTAAAGTTATTTACAATAGTATTCAAGAAGTTCAAAATAAATTAGAAACCCTAAGAATTGATGACGACCAAGAAGAAGAAAAGTGAACCCTACTTTGGGAAAAAAGTTGAAAACTCGATAGTTGAATATTGTCAAATGCAGGACAGTGTTCAAAAAACTCGTTTGTTTAATGAAGTTATTTATCCGGCGCTGTCAAAGTTGGCTGAAAACGTTATTCATAATAAAAATTTCAAAAACTTTGGTATAGAGTCCTATTCAGATTCGAAGCAAGATTGTATTTGCTTCATGTATGAAAAGTTAGGTAAATACAATCAAGAACGAGGTTCGAGAGCGTTTTCATATTTCAACCGGGTGGCAATTAATTGGGTAAACGCAAGAATGCGTGATGTTGCCGAAAACACCTACGGAAAGGTTGAGGTTCAGCACATTGATTTTAGTAGAGATGTTGACGATGAGGTTCGATACCAAGAAACACAAGAAGAATTACAAGATTTTTGTTATAAATGGTCTCAATGGGGAATGGAGCATTTGGATTATTTTTATTTTGTAAAAAATGATAAAATCATTCCGTTTGATGAAAAAGAACGTCAAATATTAGAAGCCGTTTTTAACTTATTTAAAAATAGTCACTCCATAGATATTTATAGAAAAAAGGCACTCTATATTTTGATTAGAGAACAGATTTACGTGAAAACTCAGATAATTACAAATGTCGTAAATGTTTTACGTCCATTATGTCAAAATATGTTTTTAGAATATAAACAAACGGGAACAAAATATTGGCATAGATTTTTGTACTTCCCAGAACACATTGAAGGAGAAATTATTAATGAAAATTCAGAACTTAATTCGTAAAATGATTAACGAAGGTAAATTTGAGCGTATTCCTACTGAAAGGGCACTTAACAAAGATGCAGTCAACCCAAACTTTGAAACTAAAACTCATAAAATTGTTAGAACGGCATATGATGACGAAGGTACAAACGTATTTGTTTTAGTTGATAAAAAAAATAAAAAGATTATTTCTTATAGTATCACTGGAAATAGTGAACGGGAAAAATTCAATAAACTAAATGAAGATTATTACCGCTTACCTAAAAAGAATATTGGTAATGAACTTTACACCGCAACCAAATCTTTGAAATCTTTATATGATTATCTTGAAAAGGGTAACGATTTGGATGTAGATCAACTCGATTCAATTATCAGTAAATTGCAAACTATTAGAAAGAACGCAAAACAATTTAAAAGTGGTACAAAACCTGATCCAGATTATGAATAAACAGTTGAGGAATTTTTAATGAACAAAAAAAACTTATAGAAATGGTTAAAAGACAATTACAAGAAAACCATAATATTACTTTGGTAAATCCAGAAATGGATGCTGTATTAGCAGCAGTTGAACTTGCTTTGAAATCAAATAAAATAGATTCTCGTACCAAAACCATTTTATCCAAAATTAAGGATAAATTCCATGTCATGTATTAACTTAGGAAACTAAAATGAAAAAGAAACAACAGAACAGTGATGTTTTATTTATAGGGACGGATGGTGAAGAAGTAACCTACAAAGATTTACTTCGTAGAATTTATGAAAACGCCCAAGCCAAACAGGTTCATTTGTTACAAACATCTGAAATTGTTAAACCTATGATTCAAAACATTCAAGATGCAGTCATGTTACTACCAATGTTAACCGGACTTCAAAGTGTTTCCGTTAAAAATGATGAACAATTGGTTAAACTCGCAGCCATTGTAACTCGTAAAAATAAAAATACAGGTAAAGATTCAGAAGACGATTTGGAAGCATTTGGAATAACTGCTGAAATGCGAAAGGAAATAATGGAGGAGGCTCAAAAACTGAGCGTTCGTCCGGGTCATGCTAAGGGGGATTAAAACTTTAACTTCTTATTAACTAAATAATTACATTTTTTTACATTATTAAACATACTTATTGTATATGAAACAGGACAAAAAGGTTAAAACAATTAACGTGAGCGAAAAACTTCATACCGAGTTGAAAGATTTTTGTAATCAAAATTCTTATAAAATAAACCTTTTTGTTGAAAAAATAATTTCAAACGCAATAAGGAGTTCAAATGAGTCAAAACCAGAATGATCAAACTGAATATCAACTAAGGGTAGAAAAGAAACACAATTATTTTTACAAAACAACTAATTTAATCAATGGTAAGTATTATTATGGAATACGTTCAATAAATAGATTGCCCGATACCCATTATATGGGTAGTGGTAAAATAATTAAGCGGGCAATTAAAAAACACGGTAAAGAAAATTTTACCAAAGAAATCATTGCTGACTATCCAACCAGAAAGGAAGCAAGTGATCACGAAAAACGAGTTGTCACCTCAGAATTGATTAAATTAGATGAATGTTATAATTGTAGAAATGGAGGCGATAACGAAAATTTTCATTCAGATTATGTCCGTAAAAAAATTTCGAATAGTTGCTCTGGGACAAAACATAAAAATTGGGGAAAACATCTTAATGAAGAAACAAAAAATAAAATAAGTGAATCTCAAAAAGGAGAAAAAAATCATAGATTTGGAAAGAAGAATACACCCGAACATCAAGCGGCATTACTATCATCTCCACGTTTTACTCGTAAATGTATGATTGAAGGTATTATTTTTAATAGTATAAAAGAAGCATCTGAATTTCATAATGTCAAGCCTCCGTATGTATGCAAAAAACTAAAATCGACATTTATTAAATGGTTAAATTGGAGTTATATTGATACTGAAACAATGCTTCCTTTAAAAACTGTTGAACATTGTAGAACTCGGTCGGATTTCAATTTTAGAAAAGAAATACCAATAGAAGAAATTGAACGTAATAGACTTTCAATTAGGCGAAATAAAAATAGTGATGAAAAATTGGAAAGGACATATATTCCGCCAGTTATGACTAATCGGTGTAGAACAATTAGTATTGATAATCAAGTTTTTACATCGATAAAAGAAGCTACTTATATATTAAAAATAACCGATGTTACCATCCGTAATAGATGTAAATCGATGCATGAAAAATGGAAAAATTGGATGTATTTATAAATGATTATAGCTGAGGTAGTTGAAACTAAAAAATCTTTTAAACCAGATCAGGTCGATGACGATGGGAATTATCTCGCATTAGGGTCAATCGAGGTTAGAATTGGTTCGCATCAAAGCAATTTGGGCCAAGTTCGTAATATATTTGTCCGTCCGGCAATATTCAATCGCAGAATACCACTTATCGGAGAACAAGTAATTTTAATTCCTGCTCCTGTAAATGATTGGTCAACTTCTGGATTAAAAAATATCGGTTATAGTTATTTAGCAGTTATAAATGCAACGGATGATTTAGTTTTACACGCTTTCCCACGATTATGGAGAAGAAAAGGTTTAGCACCAGCCGGAAGTAGTGCAGAAAGGAAAAGTGACAAACGCGAGTGGGGGTACACATTTGAGCAGAAACCAAAACGAACTCCCAATATCCAGCCCTTTGAAGGAGATGACATATATGAAGGAAGGTTTGGTACAAGTATAAGATTTGGTTCAACTATTAAAGGTGGGGATATGTCCGTTTATGCCGAAAAACCAACTTGGGACGGCTCCGGAAACGGAGATCCGATAATGATTTTGCGAGTTAAAAAACCAACCGCAGGTTCAACTCAAAGCGCACAAACAACTGAAATCAATAATAACAAATACGAAATTGAGGATATTGAAAAAGATGAATCGACTATTGTTTTAACTTCAAACCAAAAACTTAAAAAATTTAAAGCCGGGTTCGATAAAAATCAGGATGCTAAAAAGTTAGGTCAATATGATGGTAAATCTCAAATTGCAATAAATTCAAATAGAGTCGTCATAAACGCCAATAAAGATATGGCGTTGATTTTAGGAAAAGAAAAAGTTGTAATAAGTGGAAAAAAGGTTTTATTTCAAACTGAAAAACATAAAGTTGATTTGGATGAATTGATGGATTTTTTGAAGAAATGGATGGATGAATTTTCAAAGTTATGCCAAGGTACTGCTTTTTTCAGTTCACCAAGCGGACCAACTGGTCCCTCGAATAACGTTTCACAGGTGATGCAATTACAAACAAGTGATTTTACCAAATTTAAACAACCTTAACAGAATTAAATGAAACTAAAAACCATCCTTTCTGAAAATATAGATATTCGGGCTAAACAAAATGAAACTAAGAATCTTATATGAAGATATAAAATACGAATTAAATTTGAAAAAATGGTTTGGTAGTTCTAAGGTGACAGATTCCGGAAAACCGAAAATAGTATATCACGGAACTGTTTCTGACAATATAAAGGTTTTCGATCCGGACAAAATATCAAGTAATTCAGGAAATGCGGGGCATTACGGTTATGGTTTTTATTTTTCGGAAGATATTTCTGAAGCCAAAACATATGGGTCTAATATATTAAAAGTTTATTTAAAAATAACAACCCCATTTAGAGGTACTAATGAAGAATTAAGGATATTAAAACAAGAAGGGTTTGGTAATATAGAGGATGAAGAAATAAAATCAATAGATTTTACATCTCTTAAAACGGAAATATCCAAAATAGATAAAAAATATGCCGAATTTTTAGGGTTGCTTAAAAAAAATAAATCATCTTCTACTGCTTTTAAGCAATTTAGAGATAAATATGGCGACATTGATATTGATTTAAATGATATATATGATGTGTATCAATATACAGAATTAAATGATCCTGACGGAGTACCTGAACATATTTTTGAATTATTGCGGGATATTGGTATTGACGTTGATAATATAAAGACTATAAGCGACTTTCCACATGAGCAAAGTTTACACTGGGTTACAGATTTGGGAAATTCTGCAAAAGATTTTACCAATCTTATAAAAAAATTAGGTTACGATGGTGTAATATATGGCTCTGAATATGTTGTATTTGAACCTACTCAAATAAAATCCGTTGAAAACGACGGTTCATTTGATTCAAACGATCCGAATATATATTCTTAATATTGAAAAAATAAATTAAACCTAAATAACACCAAACTTTAAAAAAAGGATAAGTATGTCTAAGCAAAAAAATCATCCATAATTGAACAAATGATACATAACGCTTTAAAAGAGATTTATTTGAGTCCATCCACCGTAGATCAAATAAAACAATCCATCAAAATGGGTTATGATATTATTCAAGTAGGACTGATAACGCCTAAAAAGAAAGGTGTTATGTTAATGAATAAACAGTATCAGGTTAGAGGTGTATATCCGATAGAAGCCCAATCAGCAATTCAACAAATAATCGATTCAACGAAATAAACCAAAATGACAAACGAACAATTAGTTAAATTAATAATGTTAGCAACCAAAAAGGCTGTCAAAGAGGAATTCAAACTCATGAAACAGGAACTTTTGGTCGAAATTAAACGGCAAGGTTCAACTTCAAAGCCAGTTGATAAGTTGACGGAAGTTCAACGTGGATTTAGGCAACAATTTCAGGTTGATCAAAAACCTAAAAAACAAATGTCTAAAAATCCATTATTAAATCAACTTTTAATGGAAACTGAACCTGCTCCGATGGAATCTAAAACTTATTTAGATGCCTTTGAACGTGAAGATGAAATCATTAACGTTCCTACTTCTGAAAGTGGTCGTCCTATAAATGCACCAAAAGCAGTAATTAAAGCGATGAATAGGGATTACAGCCATCTGGTTCAAAAGATGGATAAAGGTTCAAATAACCAAAAAGCAAAACAAGATTTTCGTCAACAAGTCCTTTCAGCAATGAATGAGGATTCAAGTTATGAAGATGATGATGAAGATATTGAGGGATTCTTAAAAACCGTTAAATAATGAGGAATATAAATGCTAAACAGACACAAACTTGAAGAAATGATTCGGAAAATTATTAAAGAATCGGATGAACCCGAGACTGTTAAAATTTCTAATATGAAGCGTAATATCATGGGAACCCTTTCATTTGATATGAAAGTTGAAGGAATGAAACTTCCCCAAGACTTCATTGTTTATCCGATGAATGCAGGAGATACCAGTATTAAAATTCAGTCCGATAAACGGTTCGGTCGTTTAAACTTATCTACTGGTGAAGGGATAATGAATAAGAAAAACGTAAATAACGCCAGTTCGATTCATTTAAGTAGAGGTGATAATATGACCTTTAAATTAACTTCTTCGCAATTGTCATCATTAAAAAGCGCAATCAAATCTACTGGCGGAAAATCGGTTGGTAATGCGGGTATTTCAAGCGATAATTCAGGCGCGATGGAATTATAAATGAAACTTAGAAGAATACTTTTAGAAATATCCTTAGACGATGCTTTGCAAGCGTTAAACCTTACTAAGTCAGACTTAGGTGACGAAAGTAAATTAAAACTTGCATTTAGACAAGCAGCGTTGAAGGCTCACCCGGATAAAGGTGGAAGTAATGAAGCAATGCGAGATGTGAACGATGCGTATGAACTTTTAAAAAAGCAAACAAATCGTTCAAATTCAATGGATGATTGGAAAAGAGATAGAGAAGAAACAAATAAACTATCCTTACAAATTTTAGAAATTCTAAAATCGAAAGTCGACTATTCTTCTTTTGTCAGATATTTCAATTCGGTATATAACGATATTTTTACGCATAAAATTGTTAAAGAATACCCATCTACTACTGAAAAATATGCGTATCATACATCTTTCGAAGTTCAATTTTCTAATCCAGATAGGAGTATAATATTTATTCTGCAATTATATTGTAGTACAACGGATGCCAGAAGAACAAGTTCTTTGGGTTCTGGTGTTGGCAATATAAGTTTTCCTCTCGGTGTAACTGCGTATGGTTTTTACAATAACAAAAAATTAAAAATAACACAACGCGATTATACCACGACTCAAAATCATGATGTTTTGAATACGCCAGAATTGGCTTTTCCTAAAAACAAACTTGAAAAGTTCAAAGGAACATCAGAAACAAAAGTTTTTAAAAAGTCTGATATGATTTTGTATTTGACTAAAAAACTTGGAATGAGTTGGGATGGACAGCAGGCAAGAGTTGCAAATGTTCCTAAAACTTTGGCAATTGTATTTACTCGTGGAACTCTTTTAAAAACACCTTATTGGGATTTTAATTTTTATGAAAATAGACGCGGAGTTCCGGGTTTAATGTATGTTACTTTCCCCGAAACGATCGAAACTGCCCAAGCAATTGAAAAATTAGTCAAGGAAGTTGGAAAAACAACCGATGTTGAACAAATTAAAAAGATCGTGAAAGATTGGGCGACTAAAATGAAAGCTAAGTCATAACGAATTGTTAATGACTTTTGAAATATAAAAATAACATTTAACTTTGAGGAACAAAAAGAATGAAGATTAAACTTTTAAAGAAAATGATCATGGAAGCCAGTAGTGATTTGAGTAAAATACAGGAAAAACTCCAAAAATATGGATACCATACTACTATACCATCAGGTGCATCTTTTGTTTTTGTAATTGGTATTGGAAAAGGTTATTTTAAAGCAAAAAAAGCCAAAGCCGAATCGATTTTAGCAACGTTAAAACAACAAGGCTTTAATGCATCCATGACGAAACATTACGATGGTTATTACGATTTCAAAGTTCACGTATAATTGGAGATATATAACCCTTGCCTGTAAAATATTATCCAGAAGATGAACCAAATAGCGGAACCATCGGAATAAAATTTCCAATGAATGGAAGAGGAACCTCCAATGGAGGTTTTTTTAGTATGTCCAAGACGACAGAAGAACAGGCAGTTACTAATTATATTAATTTGTTGCTAACCAAAAAAGGTGAGCGTTATATGCAGCCTAATTATGGTATAGGACTTCAATTTAGATTATTCCAACCAAATACTTTGGCGTTGAGGTCGGAAATCGAATTTGAAATTTATCAACAAGCAGCCATTTGGCTTCCTTATATTAGAAATCATAATATTCAAGTTTTAGAATCCGCTCGTGGTGTTGGAAATGGTGGAACTGATAGTGAAAATTCAATCCAGATCATCATAACATTTTCGGTTACTGAATCTGGCGCAAATAAACAAATAACTCTTTTTCAAAATCAGGGAAGAGTTAGTTATATAATTGAGTAATAAATGCCTTATTTAAATTCAAACATCCCGGTCATTGACTGTTTTTTCAGAAATGAATATTTGTACAATCACACCAAAGGACATGGTGAGTTTACAAAATGCAATGCTCATTCTGTCGCAAGTATAGAATCAAGAACTCTTCTTTTTGAAGTTTTTCTTGAAAATGGTGTCAACTGGACAAGACGACCAATTACATCGTTTTGCTGGAAAGAAGATGCTCCGGTTCATTCTCTTGAAGAACATATATACTGGGACTGTTTCAGTTATTACATTGATGTAAACATTAGACATAGACTTCAAGGTTTAAGTGCTGATCTATTGTCAATTAGTAATAAAAAGTATTCCGGTGAATACTTATTTACGATAGACTGGGCGCATGAAAATAATATGATGACAAATGTTTCTTTTGCAGAAACTGCGGAACATAAATGCGCTCATATATTCAAAGTTGATGACGGAAATTTCTTTGCATATCCTAACAATAGGATAGTTTGGAAAGATCGAGCATTTACTGAAAATCGAATAACATCAAATCCGGGATATATTATAGATAGTAATCTATATTCCGTTGAAGGGAAAACATATTATGAAACGGATGATAAATATCAAACAAACTATTCTTTTCAAAATCAAGAAAGAGTTAGTTATATAGTCGAATAAGTTAACCAAGTGTTAATGAATTTGGATAATATTTTTAAACCTTTTACCTTTGTGGAGTAAAAAACATGAACAAAAAAAAACTAACAGAAATGATTAAACAAGTTTTAACTGAATCTCGTAAATATTCTGACTTTGTAAAAAAACTCGGAGTAAATGTAAATTCAATCCCAGAAGACGGTCAGTATCATGATATTAAAACTACGGCTTCAGGTTTACAAGAAAGTACAAAACCGAAAGAATTTAATTATAATGGCATGACTTTTATTTTTTACCCAAAAGGAAGTCCTAAATATGGATATTACTTTGTGCATAAACAATCTGGTCACGGTGGTTGGGTTACTTTTAGTAAAGAATTTGAAAAAAAATATGGTAAACCAACTTTAACAAATGCTGAAAGGGTATTTACTGATTGGGTTGAAGACCCATCTACTGATAGATTAAAGGTTTTAAATCAATATAAAGATAAATATAAGGAGTGATTATGAAAATTAGAGATATTATGAACGAGGTTGATTGGTCAAATCCGACTCTAAAAAAAATAAAAGACCATGCCGAATTGATAATGCAATCTGGCGGTCCTAAAAATAAAGAAGAACTGGAAGTTGTTAAAATATTTAATAACCTGACAGGTGGCAAAGCATTCAATGCTGGAAAGCGAAAAGACACGTATATTAAAAAAGCAAGAAATGTTTAAATTAGGAGTGTCTAAGTGGCAACTAACGTAGGAAATAATTACAAACGGGAAGTTAAATACATCCAGCGTGATTTTGCTCAAAACAGACTTGCGCTGGTCAATTTCTTACGAACATACTTCCCCGATCAATTCGGCGATTTTAATGAATCAAGTCCTCAAATGGGGTTGATTGAGGCTGTTTCCTATATAGGAGATAGTCTTTCCTTTTATACGGATGTTCAATTGGCTGAATCACTTTTGTATCATGCAGAAGAAAGAGTCAACTTATTGAATTTGGCTCAAAGTTTAGGTTATAAACCAAGAACAACCGTTCCCGCAAGTGTTGAATTGGAAGTATTTCAATTAGTTCCGAGCGTAGGTTCTGGCAACGCAACTAAACCTGATTTTAGATATGCTCTTTACATTGAACCTCAGATGCAGGTTAGTACAACGGATACTGACGCAATTTACTTTTACACCAAGGATGTAGTCGATTTTAGATATAGTTCAAGTTATGACCCAACTACGGTAACCGCCTATTCAGTTCTTCCAACAGGTGAAATTGAATATTATCTTTTGAAAAAGAAAGTCAAAGCAGTTTCAGGTCAAATCCAAACAAGAACTTTTTCATTTACCGAACCCAAGCAATACGATAAAATTGTCATTCCTGAAACCAATATAACTGAAATTGTATCAGTTAGGGATTCAGATAATAACGTTTGGACTGAGGTTCCTTATTTAGCACAAGATACAATTCCAGTAGCAATTAGAAATACGCCTTATAACGACCAAGTTCTAAGTCAATATAGGGATTCAACGCCATACATTCTTGCCTATAAACAAACAGAACATAGGTTTGTAACTCGGTTAAGAAAAGATGATTTCTTGGAAATTCAATTTGGTGGAGGTATGAGTTCGGAGGCTGATGAAGAAATACTTCCAAATCCGATGAACGTTGGGTTAGGGTTAGATTATTTTGAAAGGGTGGGCGATTTATCAATCGATCCAATGAATTTCCTATATACGAAAACGTATGGTTCAGCACCGCAAAATACAACTTTAACAATCCAATATTCCACTTCAAATGGTTTGGCTGAAAACGTCAATGCAAATACCCTAACAAGGATCGTTTCAAATACCATTGCAAATCCATTTGATATTGTCGACCAAACTGTTTACCAAACAATAGTCGATTCCTTAACTGTAAACAATCCAAACGGAGCCTACGGGGGATTAAACCGTAAACCACTTGAAAATATACGTCAAGAGGCACTTGCCAATTTCGCAGCCCAAAATAGAGCCGTTACAAAGGAAGATTATATTCTAAGATGCTTCACAATGCCAGCCAAGTTTGGTTCGGTTTGTAAAGCATACGTTGAAAACGATACCCAACTTGCGAATTGGGATGATTCCCGAATTCCTAATCCGTTTGCATTGAACCTTTATGTTCTTTCTTATGACGCAAATAAAAATTTTGTTGCTTGTAATGAGGCTATAAAAGAGAATTTACGTCAATATTTGAGGCAATATCGTATATTATCTGATTCGTTGAATATTCAAGATATTTTTATTATCAATATATCGGTAGATATTGAAATTATTACTTATCCGGGAGAAAATTCCAATGAAATTAATTTGCGAGTATTGAATAAGGCCATTGAATTATTTGATAACGATAAAATGCAAGTTAATGCCCCGATTATTATTGGTAAAATTACATCGGAACTTGATAAAATAGAGGGAGTTCAGAGCATCGCATCCATTACATTTAATAACGAAATTGATACAAATCTCGGATATAGCGGAATAGTTTATCCCATCCAAAATGCGATTAGGTCGGGAGTTTTGTATCCAAGTGTAGACGTTTGTATATTTGAAGTAAAATATCCCCGATCAGATATTAGAGTTAGAACTCTTGAAATTTAAAAAATACAAAGAATTAAAAATGGAAATATGTGAAAAATGCGGACGAGAGTTCCCCAACAAAATATCGCTACACAATCATACCAGATATATAAAAAAATATGGTCAATGTGAGAGTTATCGAACATCTGAAAAAATATGCCCAAATCCACAGAATAATGAAAAATGTAAACAGGTATATGTTTTTTCAAAAAGTGGTTTATGTAAAAGTTGTAGTTCTAAATTAAATTTTAATGATGTCCGAACTGGTAAAACGTATGAAGAATTATACGGGGAAGATAAAGCATTGCAATTAAAGTTAGAACAATCTATTCGTAGTAAAGAATGGAATGCTAACAATCCAGATTTCTTTAAAGGTGAAAATAATCCCAATTTCGGTAAAGTATGTGTTAATAAGGGGAAAAGTTGGGAAGAAATCCATGGAGAAGAGCGAGCAACACAACTTAGAAATGAATATTCTATACGTTCTTTCGAATTCAGTAAAACCGATATTGGTAAAAAATCTACCGAAAAATTAATATTGGCAGCAAAAGATTTGAAAAATAGAATAAGTTTATATGATAAATGGGTTCGAAAATATGGAGTAGAGACTGCTAATGAAAAATATAAACTATATTTAGAAAAACTTAGTATAGCATTAAAATCCTATGTTTCCACCTCAGATTTTACCGGAGAAAATAATTCAAGAATTAAGCATTTATTAAAAAAGTTTAATCTAACATACGATGAATATATACAGGGTAAAACTGAATACGAATGTTATAAATTTAAAGTTATTCAAATAACAAATGAACAACCTATTCAAATATTAGAAAACCATGACAAACGAGGTAAAACTGGTGTTGATGGTGCATACCATTTAGATCATATTTATTCAATTCGTCTTGGGTTTTTAAACAATATCGACCCTCATGTAATTGGTCATATTTCGAACCTTAGATTTATTCCTTGGTTAGAAAACATTCAAAAATCTGCAATTGAAACCGACGAAAGTTGGGATATGTTTCAATATTTTATTGACAACGATATGGTTTAACAACTTATTAACAACGACCAAATAAATAACCCTTTACCTTTGTAACATAAAAATTCAATAACATGACAACGGTAAAAATTCAGGTTTTTCAAAACAGTCGCGAAATCAACGAACCAAGCATCGATTGTTTTTTTGACCAACAAGAGTTCGAGTTTATCAAAAGGACGGTAAAACGTCAACTTGAATCATATCCTCCTATAAAAGGAAAAGTTTATTGGGCAAGTTTTTCAGTTTTGAATGAAAAGACTGGGAAATATGAAGAAACTGAGGAAATGTTCAAACAACGAATTAAAATTCAATAAAATGAAGACTTACGAAATTTTACAACTTCAAAACTTTGTTGATCCGGGAGGTTATGAAAAACTTCAATTGAGAGGTTCCAAACTTCAATATTTGGATCAGGAATGGACATATCTTGCTTCCGGTTTAAGTCGAGATGTTTTCCGTTCAGAATGCGGAACAAAAGTTTTAAAAATTCCGCAGAGAGTTTGGAAAACTGATAATACTGAATGGGAATTGAGTTTGAATGATCAGTGGGAATATGATCATAATCGTTTGGAATTTCAAGTTTACGATGAAGCGCCAGAATGGTGTAAAAAGCATATTGCTAAAACTGAATTGACCGATGAACATTTAGTTATTCAAGAATATGTCGATGTTCATTATATTGGGGATGCGTATTGGCGTGAACTTGGTTATCGTGAAGATGGAACTTGCGTGATTTTCGATTGCGATATATTTTTGGATTTTAATTTTAAAAAACCCGCAACTGGGTTCAAATATCAAGAAGTTTTTTCAAAATCGAAAATATTTGGAAATGCGTACGATGTCGCAATTGATATACCCAAAGCAAAAAGAAGAAATCAATTGTTAGCGAGGTCGAAATATTTTCCAAACTTAGCGACTCAAAAATGTAGAAGTACAATTGATCAGGCATGGGTAGACGATGTTGAAATTCCGAGGGAAATTGCACTGGAATGTGGATTTATAACTGAAATTTATAAAGATTGAAATTATGAACCAATTATTCGCAACCTGCGTTTATGAAGAATTGAACCCGAGTTCGACTTTGAAAATTGTTCTATCGAAAGATGGAGAAGAATTTAAAGTTTTTGAACACTCTGATCCATTGGTTGTTTGGTTTGAATATTCAAAATGGTTAAATACTGAAAATGAATATTATATTGTTTGGTCGTCGACCAAAGATCATTGGTTTATGGATACGGATGATTATTTTGAAAAATATTTTGATCCGGAAACGGGTGAATTTATTAATTGGTGTGAAGTTGAAATGTATGATGTCGAAGCCCGTTATCCTTCATGTGTAGTTAATTCAGAGATGAAAAACTTTTGGGATTTAAAAGAATATGTGAAGGGAAAATGACATTTGAACCTTAGGTAATTTGGAATAAAGCAAACCCGAGATATTTATGTAAAAGTGAGAACCTTTCCAAACGAGAAGGAAAGTTTTGATGTGATAAAAAATGGAAATGATATGAAAATAAAAACTATTTTATTGGAAATGGACCATGAATATAGAGGACAACATCGTGCGCCAAATAAAGATGATGCTCCGCTAACCGATTTGACAATGGTTTATGGTGATGATATTTATTCAAGGAACGCAATTCGGTATTATGGTACTGGAATAGATGACAATTTTAATTATTCAATCATTCAAAAAGCCAAAGACAATCCTAACCTTTCAGTAGTTATTTACAGAGCCGTTCCCGGCGAAGTATCCGAAATAAACGATGGCGATTGGGTAACACTTTCAAAAAAATATGCAAAAACTCACGCCAAGGGAGAAAAAGGTTGGAAAATTTTAAGTAAAAAAGTAAAAGCGTCTGAATTATATACTGATGGTAATAGTTGGGACGAATGGGGTTGGAATCCTTAATATGAAAATTAGAACGTTAATAACCGAAATAACCTATAAAGAATGGAAACGTAAAAATGTTACTTTGCGCGGCATGAAAAGTGTTGGTGAAGATAACGGAGTTTACGGTTCACTTGGAAATGGACTTTATACGGTTCCTTTGTCAAATAAGGCAATGGCAAAACAATACGGAACTGTTTATTTTGTTGTCAATGCTATTCCAAAAAAACCTAAGATTTTTGATGGTTTGAATAGTTGGGAAATTTTTAGACATAAACTCAAACAAAAGGCTCTTGGGCTGGATTCAAGTGCAATGGACGTTAGAGATTTTGAAAAAAACGGTCATAAAATTGAGGACGAGATGAAAAAAATGGGTTATGATGGTGCTATAATTAAAGGTCGGGAAATGGTTAATTATGAACCCAAAGATGTGAAATATTTTAAAACGGAGCAAGAATTGGAAAATTATTTTAATTCAGTTATATTGAGGTAACCATGAAAATAACAAAAATTTTAAATGAAATAAATATAAAAACTCATAAATGGACATCACGCGGTATTGAACAATCGTTTAAATATCAAATAAGTCGTGATATATTTACTGGGGAATACCTCGCATGGTCAATGGATAAAGAATTTCCACACGCATACGGTGGTGGCGACACTGAAGAAGGCGCAGTACGTTCACTTCAACTTCGTATAATGCAACTCAGAAATAAGAAAAAGTAATTATGTTCAAAACCATATACCCCACAGCCGATGCAGTCATTTATTCGCAGTTTCCTGAAAAGAATACTGGCGGGGATCAGGTATTAGACCTTCTAAAATCAGCGACTGGTGAGCCAAGTATTGTTGGAGATGATTCTGTTTTTTATAGTACCACATATAACAGTAGAATTTTATTGAAGTTTGATTTGAATGAACTTCAACCTACACAATCAAATGCTGAATATTTCTTGACTTTAAGAAATACTGATGCTTTGAACCTTCCTACTGAATTTACCATTTACGCTTATCCAGTTTCAGGTTCTTGGACGGTAGGACGTGGTTTTGTAAATTCGAACCCGAATATTGTTGATGGAGTTAGTTGGAAATACCGACATGGTAAAAATGATGGTCGAATGTGGGAAACTTCGAGTCTTGCTGCTAATGTAACGGCAAGTTATGGAACCGTAGCGCATGGTGGAACTTGGTTTACCAGTTCATTTGCAAGTCAAAGTTTCAATTATCAAATTCCTGATATTCGAATGAATGTCACTTCCATTGTCCGTCAATGGTTGTCAGGTTCAATTCCAAATAATGGATTTATAATCAAATATAGTGACAATGATGAATTTGATACTTCGCAAAGAACCTTGATACAATGGGTTTCTCAAAACAGTCATACCATTTACTTGCCAAGGTTGGAAGCATATTGGAATGATCAAGATTTAAGCGGAACTGGAAGTTTTAGTGAAATTGGAAGTGATGATTATGTTTTGAATTGTTCTAATTTAAGAGAAAGTTATTCAACGAACGAAAAACCTAAAATTAAAGTTTCAGTTAGGGATAAATTCCCGACTCAAACCTATGCAACAAGTTCAGTATATTTGAACCAAAAACGATTGCCCAATAATTCATATTTTCAGATTCAAGATGTTGTGACCGATGAAGTAATAATTCCATTTCACCCATCCGGAACCTTAATGAGTTGCGATTCAAATGGTAATTACTTTAAGGCTGATATGTCAAGTTTAATGCCCGAGCGGTTTTATAAATTTGTTTTTAAAAGTAACCACGAAAATGGTGACGTAATCAGGGTAATTGATGATAATTATATTTTTAAGATTAAACGAGTATAAGGATTGAATATGAAAAACCCTTGCTGGAAAGGTTATAAAAATTACGGAACAAAAATGAAGGACGGTAAAAAAGTTCCTAATTGCGTTAAAGAATATACTATTTCAAGTCAAAGTTTGATTGAAAGGATTGTCGCGTATTGTAATCGTCAAAATATGCTACACGAGGCAGAATATCAGGGCAGAACAGTTCAATTAAATAAACCAATGAAAGGTGATGTGAAAAAATATAAAGTTTACGTCAAAAATCCTAAAACTGGTCAAATTGTTAAGGTTAACTTTGGCGATAAAAATATGGAAATCAAACGAGACGATCCAGAAAGGCGTAAGAATTTCAGAGCAAGACATAATTGTGCTGATAAAAAAGATAAAACCAGTGCTGGCTATTGGTCATGTAAATTCTGGTCTAATAAAAAAGTAAGTGATATGGTTTAATATAAATGAATTTAAAACTCACAAACATTCAATACAGTGATTTAGCCAATAGTAACGCTACTTTGGTGAAATATGTTGTCCCCAAAGAAGGACAAACTTTTGTGTACCAACCTCAATCGCAATTGGATGCAATGTCATACCCACTTTCAGAAAGAAACGGGGGCGGAGCCTATGTAGTTCCAATTCAGGAAGAAAAACTTTATTTGAATTTTATCCCAAATAAAACCGTAATTTCAGATATCAGTTTAAACAACTATTTGGAAACTGTATTTACTTATTTCATTCCTGCCGAAATTATTCCTCCTGACCCATTTTCACTTCCGGATGGAACTATTTTCAGGTGCGTTTCCCAAGATTCAGTTCCGGAACCAAAAGAAAGTTATGTTTATTGGATAATTGAGGAAGGTAAAAAGAAAGTTATTCCAAATTACAAAACGTTGGAAGTGATGTTGTTTGAAAGAAACCAAAACTTACTTTCAGTCAGGATTGTTCAAGAAAACCAATGTATGGAAATTGAAGAAAACGGAGCCGTTCCTGATAAAACTTCAAGTTGGAATGAAGATTATAAAGACCAAACCAACTTTGAATTATTGAAAGGATTAGAAAGTTCGGTTAAAAGTGGCGCGGCAATTGCAAATGACGCAAAAGCAGCCGCAGGTGAACAAATTGCAGCCGTTAAAGCAGAAGCGGAAGCAAATAAAGCAGCCGCAGAAGCGGCGAAGGCCGAAGCGGAGGCAGCCAAAGCAGCAAGTGAACAAGCAATTGTAGAAGCGCAAGCGCAAATTGCAGCAATTCAAGCACAACAAAATAATTCATAACAATATGTTAATGAATTTGGGCAATATTTTTAAACCTTTTACCTTTGTGGAGTAAAAAACATGAACAAAATAAAATTGATTGAAATGATCACTAAAATTTTGAACGAAGATATTTCGGTGGGAAAATTTTATTATGACAACAGAAAAGATAAAACATTTCGAATTATATCAGTCGACGGGACTGATAGGAATGGAAATAGAAGGTTGGATAAAAAAACCGACATTGGAATTCAATATTATGATTTTAAAACAAAAAGACCTATTGGTAATATAGAAACCGTGGACAAGAGTGAATTTGATTATATGGTCAGTCAAGGTCAATGGTCTGAATATAAACAAGATTTTTTAGCAAATAAGGCTATGAACGAATAATATTCATCCGATACAGCCAAAATAACAGTGCATGATGACGTTGGTACTGATATTTGGTATATTACAAAGGGCGAAGATTCTACTCATTTTGAGATGGTAAACGATCCTAAATACATTGGTAAATTCGGTGCAGGAAAACATATAAACCATTTTAGAAAGGAATTATGAAAATCAAACATCTATGGAACCTACTCAAAGAAGGTTCAACTCAGGAAGAACAATTTGGTAAAAATCTTATAGCCTCCGGGTGGACTATCAAGATTAATTATTACATTCCGTTGATTAAAATTAAAAATCCAGAAGGAAAAGAGACTGAAATTGACGGCAATGATGCGGATAAAATTTTATCTAAAATTAAGATGGGTCAAGACGAAAAGACTTGGGTACTTGGATATTTACATAAAACAAATGCGTTGAACGAACATACGTTGACCGAGGGAGTTTATGATAAAGGAATTTTAAAGGCTATATTTTTAATTGGGAGGCCGGGAAGTGGTAAATCTTACGTTATCAACCAGTTATTCGGAATTTCATCCAAGACCACATTTTCAAGGCATGGTCTTAAATTAGTAAACCCCGATCCGGTATTTGAAAAATTATTACGACAAGCCTCAATTAATCCCTCTGATTTAGATTCAATTTCAAAGGAAGACCCGGAAAGATATTCAAAAGTTATTGATCCTATCCGAACAAGAGCAAAAGAAGTTGAAACTGAAATTGAAAAGAATTACATTTCGGGTAGAATTGGGATGGTTTTGGAAGGAACTGGTAAAAACGTGACTTCTATAAAAAATTTGAAAAACCGTCTTGAAGATATTGGTTACGATTGTATGATGATTTATGTCAACACTGACCTTGAAACAGCAAAAAAGCGGAATCAAATGCGAGATAGAACTATTCCGGAAGATTTACTTGTAAGTATGTGGAATAACTCGCAAAAAAACCTTGGCGATTTGCAACGATTGTTTGGTCCGATGAATACTTTGATTATCGATAACTCAAATAATTCAAAAATTGGTTCAGATATATCAAAGGCAATAGAAAGATTTATGCAAAAGCCTGTAACGAATCCTGCCGGAAAAATGTGGATTAAACAAGAACTTATGAAAAAGAGTCGAAAATAGGAGAATAAACCATTTCACTTGAAAGATATATAAATAGAGCGTCAATTTTAGCCAATAATCGTTCTACAACCGGGCAGTTGTGGTCAAATGAAGATTTGGCCTTATTTGATGCTCAAATTTTAGTTCCTATTGACCCGAACATAACCACAGAGCAAATAAGTGAAGTTCACATTTATTCGTTCTACGGGGATTATATTGTCGGGAATCATAATGCTGGTTATACCTTTCACGACCAATATACGAATTCACTTTTAATTGATATTGGTAAGGTTTTTAAAGAAGCCAATATTCAACGTGGTTCTTATGTTATTGCGTTGAACCTGTTTAAGGAACTTTGGGGTAAACAAACTGAACCGAAGTTAATTATTAAAGAAATTAGTCCGGATAGGACTGAGGTTCATTTTCAAGTAGATAAAAAATTTATCGGCGAAACTGACATTTTCAAGTCCAAAATTGATACTTTTATCAGTGACGGAACCTTGAACAATGTCGTTTTTAATTTTGGTTTTAACCGTATTCAAAAAATTGTCAATATAAGGTTTGAAGGCGAGGATATTTACGTCAAGTTTTACCTTCCTTTATTTGATGATGTTTTTGAAAAGGAAAAATCTTGGGTTCAATTTGAATTAATTGATCCTTATATTGATACAATTGTCTTGGCTCAACCTCAAAGTCAAGGCAATTTGACGTATATGCGCGGTCCGAACTTTGATTTGGATACCTCCATGTACGCTTCCAATGCAACTGATTTCAAAAACTGGAATCAGTTATTGGATACAACCTTGAATTCAAG